TACGAACTACAGCAACATCGAACTCACACCCGCCACGACATACGACTACCGCGTGTACGCCGTGAATGGCGTAGGTGACTCGACGGTAAGCAACACCGCGACGGCTACAACCCCTGCGGGCGGTGGAGGTGGCGGGCCGTCCGGCACCGCAACCATTGGGACGCTCAACATTAACACTATGAACATCCAATGAGGCTCCTGCCGGTAAATCTCAAGGCCACTCTCCTGTGGCTCACCGATGCCACGACCGAGTGCTGCAACGGGTTCCTGCGCGGCCTGCTGCCGGGCACGGGCGTCGGCGGCGTAGCGGTCGCTCAGACCGACACCACGGATGTGTCCACGCTATCCTGGGCCGGCTTTGGTGGCGTGTTCGTTACGGCGATGAGCAACGGCATCGTGCATGTCGTGGTCTGGCACCGCACCAATCCGATCCCGAATCCGTTCCGCCGGTCGGACCAAATGCTTCTGCCGATTCGCAACTCATCTTCCACATGAAACGCCTCATCCTGCTTCTCCCGCTGCTTGGCGCTGGCTGCGTCAGCAAGCACACGCTGCCCACCAACGCCTTCATGCAGGACGTGGAGTCCAAGATCACAACGCCGTGGGGCTCGCACACGCTGGTCATCGGGATGGCCGCGACGGGCGAGGCGGCGAAGAACGTGTCGCTGCCCGAGCCGGTGCCGAAGAAAAAATGAACTACGACCCGCACAGTCCTGACTCGATGTTCACTCGCATCATGGAAAAGCTCGAAGACATCGACGCGCGTACAACGCGGATCGAGACTCAGGTGAACTTGACCAACGGGCGCGTCGGTCATCTGGAGCGGTGGCGCGAAATGGCTCGCGCGCACATCAAAGCGATTTCCGCCATCACCTCGATGGTCATTGGTGCGCTTATCTGGGCCGTTGAGAAGGTGTTTTTTTGATATGAACCCGGAAGGCGCTTGACCGAAGTGTAGCCTCTTTTACTAGGTAACTCATCCCCCAAATTCCATGCCGCTCCAGTATTCGGAAACTCTTCGCAACGCACAGCTGGACGCCATTGAGACCGTGATCGGGGCCTCCGCCGTCCTGCGCATATACGATCTCACGGGCGCCGCTCCTGCCAACACTGCGGCTGCGATCGTGGCGACCACTCTGGTCTCGATCTCATTGCCGGCGGATTGGATGGCCGCCGCCAGCGCGGGCTCCAAGGTGAAAAATGGGGCGTGGTCCGCTGTTGCGAGCGGATCTGGAACTGCAGACTTTTTTCGGATCTTCTCCTCGGACGGCACGACCTGCCACGGGCAGGGCACCGTGACGCTGACGGGCGGCGGTGGAGACATGACGCTGGACGGGGTTGGCATCACTGCCGGACAAACGGTCACGGTCAACACGTTCACGATCAATCGCGGAAACGCCTAACCATGGCCGACAACGTACAGATCACCGCCGGCTCTGGCACTGCGGTCAGCACCGACGAGATCGACGGCGTACACATCCAGCGAGTGAAGGTCGGCCACGGTGCCGACGGCAAATACTCCGACGTCTCGCTCGCCGAACCCCTGCCGATCCAGGCATCGCGGACGGACGACCTGCTGGTAGCCCTCTCGCGCATCGTGCGCCTGCTCGAGTCGTCCGGCGTTGTCGATCAGCAGCAGCGCCAGCGTGTTTCGGTGGATATTTTTCCGGCGACGATCCCGACCGTCACAACCGTCACAACCGTCACAACCGTGGCCACGGTCAGCTCTCTCACGAACGCTGCTGCCATCGCCGGCATGGACCGGGAGCAGTACATCAACATCGCCCGGAACGCCTATGCGAACGGGATTCGCGCAGCTTTGACCTTCGCCTAAATAATTATGCCCGCTCTAACTGCGAACAACCTCACCAAGCAGGTCGACCTCCCGGTATGGGAATGGACGCGGTTTGCGCCAGCCGTGTCGTCCGCACTCTCGTCGTCGTGCAGCGCGGATAACGGCAACTTTCTGCCGTCCGAGCATGGCCGCTACATCTACTACCTGATTTCCGCCACGCAGTTCGTCCGCTACGATACGTGGACGGACATGTACCAGCAGTTGCAGTCGCCGCCGTTTACGCCCGCGACGATGACTGCGATGAAGTTCGCCGGGGCGCTTGGACCCGAAGGGGAGGTCATTTCCGCGACCTCGACCACGCTGCAACTCCCGGCAATTACGCAGGGCAGCATGGTGGGCTACGATGTGGTGATCGTTAGCGGTACGGGTGCCGGACAGCGGCGCACCATCACTGCGGTTGCTGATCCGGTGGTAGCGGACAGTGGTATTGCCACGGCGGTCGCCAACGCGCTCGGTGGCATCACGCTTACGGATACCCTCAAGGCTTTCACCTTTAACCAGTATGAGGGCTACACGTTGCGCGTGGCGAACACGCCAGCCGGTAGCTCGGGCCAGATTCGCCGCATTTTGAGCAATACCGCGACGGTGTTGACGGTTGGTGACACCACGCAAATGAACCGGCCTTGGAATAACCCGGCCATTTTTGCGCCCGCCATTTCGGCGACGGCAGGGTCGCAGACGTTTTACAGCATCGAATCGCAAGTGGTGACGGTTGATTCAGCGTGGGCTACGACGCCGGATGCCACGTCGGTATTCCGCATCCAAAGCGGCATGATTCTACTTGGCTCTGGTGGCGGAACGACGGCCACGCCGGCCGCGCCGTTCTACTCGATGCAGGCGTATGACATCCTGACGGATACGTGGTACATCCTGCCCGCCTACACGAACAACTACGTGGCGACGCTGACGGATTTGTCCATCGAGCGCACGACGGAGAACTCGTCGATCTGGGAGCGTGGCATTGCGACGGGCGGCACCAACACGACGCTCGTGGATGCCACACGCGGCGTAGATGTCGCCGCGTGGCACACAAATCAGTGGGCGGGCTACTGGGTTTTCGTGTATTCAGGCACAGGGGCGGGGAATATCCGCCGGATCGACAGCAACACCGGCACCACGCTGACTTTTACCGCCCACCTTTCGCCCAACACCGACACGACCAGCCGCTACCTTATCCTCGGCTTCGACGCGGGCACGGCGACGGCGGGTGCGGCCTCGACGCTGACGGACTCGACGAAGGCGTGGGCGACAAACCGCTGGGCCAACTACGTCGTGCGCATCCTGCACGGCACCGGCATCGGGCAGACGCGCATCATCGCCTCAAACACGGCGACGGTTCTGACGGTGCAGAATGCGTGGAGCACCACCCCAGACAACACGTCGGTGTTCGCGATTCAGGCCAACCCGGACACGCTGTATCTGGTGAGCGGCGGTAACGCTGCGATCCTGATGCACAATATGGATTCGATGGTCGCCACGTTTGGGCGACAGCAGGACTGGGGCATCGCTCGCAATGCGTCGGCAGTCGTCGGAGCCAATCAGCCGGTGGCAATTGCCTCCGCAACGTGGTCGGGAAATGTCGCCACGGTAACGACCGCGCACGCTCATCAGTTCAAAGTCGGCGACTCGGTAACTGTGTCCGGCATCACGACGACCACCGCGCTCAACACCACCGCAACGATCACGACTGTGGCGTCTGCGACCACGTTCGCCTACGCGCTGACGGGCAGCGGATCGCCAACTGTAACGGCTCAATCCACCACGACGCTAACCGACGCCACGAAAAATTGGACGACGAACGAGCACGCTGGGCGGCTGGTCTACCTCAACACGGCGGCAATCACCGCCGCCTCGGGATCGGCCGCAGGGCAGGTGGTGCGCATCTCAAGCAACACGGCCACCACGCTGACCTTTGCGGCGACGGTCACCGCCCCGACGAACGGCGTCAGCCGCTACTCAATCGCTCGTGGAGACGCCATCGGCACATTGGACTTCGGCGTGGCAACGGGCACGCAGTCCACCACCACGATCCAGGACACCACCAAAACGTGGGCGGTCAACATCTGGGCGGGTCGCCGCGTGCGCGTGCTCACCTCGGGCGGTCCCATTGAGGTCATTATTGCCAGCAACACGGTCAACACGCTGACCGTCGCGACCATAACGCTTCCGGTCACGCTCGTGACGCAGTACGCGATTCTTGAGGGCAACGCCAAAGGCGTCGGCACCAACGCCAACTGGATCTTCGGCGCGAGCAACTCAGCGTATAAAGGGCGGTTTATCTTCATTGCACGCGGCGGCGGCGCTTACGGCTTTGAGCGGCTGGACCTGACAACGGATCGCATTAGCGTGATTAACACTTCACCACTCAGCGAGACGCTTACCACCGGCTCGATGACGGCCTACGATGGCGGCGACCGCATCTACTTCCACAAGGACGCCACGCAGCGGGTGTATTCGCTCGATGTCGTTACCGGCAAGATCAATGGCGCAAGCATGTTCCCGTATGCGGCCCCAACCGCAATCATCGGCAACCGCATGGAGGTTTTCACCACCAAGGACGGGCTCAAGTACCTCTGGCTCAACCGAGCCAGTTTCGCGGAATGCTTCCGGTGCTTGTTGTTCTGGTAAAACCATGACCATCGCGACCCTGATAGAACTGTTGCAGAATCGCCTCGCTGCGCTCGCCGAGAGGCGCGCGTTGCTAGTTCGCATCGGCGACATTGCTGGGGTCGTGGGGCTAGACGCCGAGCGCGACGAAACCGAATCCACACTCACGACGCTGAAAGGAACTCAGGCCGACGGGGGAGGTTAATCCGTGCTCCTACTTTTCGGCACAGGCGGCACAGGCGGCCCGGGGGGAATTGCCGCCTCGCTGTCGCTCACCGAGGATGCCGACACGCTGAATGCGGCTGGCTCGGTGGCGGTGGCTGCACAGGCGGCACTCACCGAGGTTGCTGACACGCTGACTGCGGCCGGATCGGTGCCAGTGGTCGCGCAGGCGGCGTTCACCGAGGTTGCTGATACGCTGACTGCGAATGGCCTGGTGCCAGTATCCGGTGCGCTGGTAGCCACGGAGGCCAGCGACACGCTTTCAAGCGCGGTCCTTGTCTCGGTTTCCGCAGCGGCCTCGCTTATTGAGGCATCCGACACGGTCACCTCGAGTGCCGGCGTTGTTGTTACTGCATCGCTCGTCGCAACAGAGGCGGCAGACACGCTGACAGCGTCCGGTGGCAGCGATTTTGGTGCTGTGTCCGGCACGCTCGTTGCGACCGAGGCTGCCGACACACTTACGGCGTCCGGGTCCGTATCGGTCAGGGCCAGCCTTTCGGCGGCGGAAGCCCCCGATACCCTGGGAGCTGCCGGCTCGGTGCTAATCGTCGCAGTTGCGGTGATCACCGATCAGGCGGATACACTGACCTCGTCGGGCATCGTGCTCGATCCACGGTTTGCCGCGCTGGTGGCGACCGAGGCTTCGGACACGTCAAGCGCAGTGGCGGTCGCCTTTTTCCGCCCAGGATCGGTGGGAGGCGCCCGGCCTATTTCTGGATCTCCGAGCGGTTTTCTACCCGCTGGAACTGCAATCAATCGAACCCCTGAATACGCCGTGCCATGATCTATCTGAAGCAACACGACACAGCTCGGTATATCGAGCAGACCCTCTTACTCGGATCAGCGCCAATCAACCTGACGGGCTGCACTGTGCAACTGGTCTTCCGCAGGCTGCCTGCGGGAGATGTGTTCATCAGAACTGCAGAGGTCGTGGCGCCTGCTTCGGCGGGCATCGTCCGCTACCTGCCCGTCGCGGAGGATGTTTCAGTCCCAGGCGAATATGACCTCGAATGGGTGATCGCGTACCCCGACGGCTCCCGAATCAGCATTCCCACTCGACGGCCGGTGCGCATGACCATTCAAGCGGCGCTGGCTTGACGATAAAGTAACCCACGGATATGCGTTTTCCATGCCGCGCCGCCAGTCCGTACTAACATTCCGGCCGAAGGACGGAGGCTCTTTCGTCACGAGCGTCTCCATGGAGAACGCCGGTGCCGATAACTATGTCGCCAAGACGAACTGGAGGCGAGTGTCGGATCGCGAATGCACTCGCGAGGGGGATGTGCTGTTTCGGCCCAACACCGGGCTGGCGCAAGGAGTGCAGGCGCTCAACAGCACCGGGCCAGTAATCGGTTTGTGGGAGGCGGTTAGGCCGAATGGCGAGCGCGCGGTGGTGGCGGCGACAGCGACTACACTGTACAAGTACGTCTTTTCCAGCGGCACATGGTCGACCATTGGGACTGGGTACTCGGCCACCGGGAGGCGCTGGCAGGTCGAGTCGCTAGATGGATACCTCATCTTCAACAACACGGTTGACCTGCCGTTCACGTACCGCGTGGAGGATGCCGGCGTTTCACCCATCCATGAACTGCGGGAGATCGGCGTAGCCGCAGTCGGGCACATCATGGTCTTTAATGGGTTCCTCATCTGCGGGGACTTGACGGAAATAATTGCCGCCGAACTGGCGGGCGTGATGAACAGCGGCAGCCCGTACGGCTTGGTGGCTTCCAACAAGGTGAACCGGATTCGGTATAAGCTCGCGTGGTCGGACTACAACGCTCCGCGCAACTGGGCACCGATCATCACAGGCACGATCCAGTCGGCTTCGAAGAACGTCGTCACACTCCAGTATCCGGTGACTGCGCTTCCCAACGGCGCCCGGGTTGGCGTGATCGGGGCCGGCGCTGACGGAGGCATGCTGGGAGGAGATGAGGCGAACCCGGACGGCATCCTGATCACGAACGTAACCGGCGCGGTGCTCACGCTACAGGTGGCTGCGGACGCGGCGCTCACGTATCCACTCACGGTTCAGGTCACAAGGTTCGCGGACGTCAGCACTTTCGCAGGCAGCGCGTCACTTCAGGACGACAGCGCAGGCATCCAGGGATTGAAGCCGCTGAACCGAGGCTTGTTTGCCGTTTACCGGGACACGGGGATCTTCCACGGACGGTACACGGGCGAGGTCGAGAACCCGTTTGTCTTCCAGCCGGTTTACTCGGGGCGCAACGTTCCGTTCTATCAGGACGCAATCCAAGAGCTGTTCGGCGATCGGCATGTGTACCCAACCGAGAACGCATTCTATGTTTACGACGGCACCGGCGAGCCGACCCTGTTCGGGGCACTTGATGTCGTTTCGAGTGTGTTCTTCGACGGCATCACTGATGCAAACGCCTTTTCGGCGCACAACCCGATCACGAAGGAGCTGTGGTTTTTTGCGACGAACGGCGTACTCGCGTACGACTACCTTACGAACTCGGCCAGTTGGATTGACCGTGCGTACACTGCTGCGGCTTACGTCCGAAAGCCTGACGGCACATCATCTACGACCCCATCCGACTGGTGGTTCATCATGGCTAGGGCTGGTCGCGTCCTCTGCTATGGGCTAACCCACAACGGCGCGGGCACCTTCTTGCGCGTGAAAGACAGCGACGCAACCACCCAGGCGTACACGGCCCTGCTTCGTTCCGGGCTCATGTACGCGGGCGACGAGAACAACGAGAAGGATCTCTATGCGTTCACGCCGATTCTCGGATCGCAAACCGGGCACGTCGACGTGCATGTGAGGTTGTACGGCTGCGACAACCCTGCGATCAGCCCAGAGCTGCTTTGCGACGTTCTTCTCGACGAGCCGACCGTCGTGAACGAGGTGTCCGTTTTCTTCAGGAACATATACTTCCAGGATGAGATCGAGGTGACAGTGTCCGGCGTTCGGGTGGATCTTTCAGCGCGTCAATACAAGCTCGCGCGCGTCGGTTCCGATGGCGTGACTCGTTCCGCCTTTTGATTTATGGCACTCATCGACAAAACATCGCCTCCGCAGCCGGTTCGCGGATCGTCGCCGCTCCCGAGCGCCTACCCGAAGACGCCGGCCGACGTACTTCGGCGCTTCCCGAGCATGGTCGGGTTCGACCGCGAGGTTGCCGAGCACCACCGTCGGCTGCGCAGCTCCTTGTACTCCACCCTCGACGAGCTCGGCGTCAGCGCCAGCAAGACCGACACAAAGGTGGGGGCGGTTGAGAGTCTAGTGTCGGTCGAATCGCGCTCCCGCCGGCAATCGGACGGATACCTCGAGGGCTACTATGCGTTGCGCGTGACCGCCGGCAATGTGGTAACCGGCATGAAGATCACCTCGGCGTCGGGTCCCGGGACGGAGATCAGCGACGTCACGTTTGCGGCTGCGAATTTCAGGATCTTCAACGGGCTTACCGGAGTTCAGACCTTCGCGGTCGATGGGCTGGGCAACGTGTCGCTGGCCGGCACGATCACACTTTCGAGTTTGCAGGTCAGCGGACTCGGCGCTCTCGCGCTGTTGAACAGCGTCGCGTACGGCGACATCTCCGGGTCGAAGCCGCCGGTCAATGCCGACGTGACGCTGGCTGCGATCAACGGCGGACTGGCCATCACCGGCGGCGGGCTCCAGCTACTGTCCGGCGGCGCCGCTCTTCGTGGCGGTCAGACCGCGTACGATACCGGCCTCGGCTTCTGGCTCGGCGATGCCGCCGGCACCACCAAGTTTTCCATCGGCAACTCCGGCGGGAACAAGCTGACCTGGAATGGCAGCGCGCTCACGATGGTGGGAACCGTCACCGCGACGTCGGGTAACATTGCCGGATTCACGCTGGGTGCGAACGGCTTCACGTCTGGCGCCGGAGCCACCTACTTCAACATCAACACCGACGCGACGGCTGGTTTGACAATGGGTGACGCGTCCGGCGACCAGGTCCGGTTGTTTACGGGGGTGGGAACTGCGCAAGCCTGCATCTACGACGCCGGCAGTCTGGCCGCGGAGATGAAGAAGGGGCAATTAAGCCTCTTCTCGTTTGCGGGCGACACCCGCATCTACTCGTCGAGCCTCGGAATAGTGTTCAGTTCCGACACGAACATCTACCGGACGGCTGCCAACCACCTGAAGACTGACGACGCGTTTACTGCGGTGGGCGTGATCACCGCCGCGTCATTCAACACCGTCCCGTAAGTGCCATCTGGATACAAAGTCAACGGGGTCGACCTCGACTCGATCTTTGCTGCTCGAGGCGGTTCTACCCCGGCCGCGAACACCGGGTACAGGGTGAACGGCGTGGACATTTCAGACCGCTATCGCGCATCAACCGGGATCGCCGATCGCATCGGTTACAACACCGGGTACAAGGTGAACGGGACTGATCTCAAAAGCATTTTCCGCGACATCAACTACGTTGCCGCTCCCGTGATCACAACGCACCCATCCAACCAGACTGTCACCGTTGGCGGCAGTGTTACCTTCACGGTCGTCGCTTCAGGCGTCGGCCCGCTCATGTATCAGTGGGTCAAGGATACAGACGGCAACGCCGTCTCTGGTGCCACTTCGGCCTCGCTCACCATCAACCCGGTCGCGCTGGGAGACAGTGGCAGCTACGCTTGCTTCGTTGAAAACGCGGGCGGGCAGGTCCGAAGCAATTACGCATCGCTGACCGTCAACAGCCCGCCGGTCATCACGGGCAATCCGTCTGGCACCATCGGCTGCGCGGGCGTCACCGTCACGCTCACGGTGGCGGCGTCGGGCAGCGGGCTCTCCTACCAGTGGCGGAAGAATGGGTCGAACGTGCTTGGCGCCACCAGCAGCACACTCACTTATTCACCCGCCGCCTCGTCGGATTCCGGCTCCTACGACTGCGTGGTGACGAATGCCTACGGCAGCGTCACGTCGGCGGCTGCCACGGTCACGGTCGATGACGCCCCGTTCATCACCGGCGGCACCATTGTCGGCGGCCCGTACACGCTCAACACCGGCGACGCCGTGAATTTCTTCGTCACCGCCACCGGCACCAACCTCACCTACGTCTGGAAAAAGAACGGTACGCCCACCGGAAACACTGGATCGTCCATCCCGGTGTTCTTTGCCGTGGTCGCCGACAGCGGCACATACGAGGTCGAAGTCTCAAACGCCTGCGGCACCGTCAGCAGTTCCGCTTCGCTCACCGTCAACCCCTGATTTGCCTCGACAAGAGTAACTCATCCTTTGGGGTAATACCATGACTGCGGCCGAACTCAAAGTAATGCTGGAAAACGAGCTTAACCAGCTCACCCAACTTCACGATGGGGCCTCAAAAGAGGCGGCTGTATTGGAAGCCAAGCTCAAGCATGCCGGGCTAAACGCCGCCTTTTTCATGGGGCGCATGAGCCAGCTTCAGCAGACGATCAGCCAAGTGGGAATGATCCAGCCACAACCACAGCAAGAATGATGCTTTCCGAAAAGTCCTTCATGGTGGTCGACGACTTCTGCCCGGCGATCGACGACGTTCGCAATTCCGCCCTCGCCGCCGGATTCGGGACATGGCGACCCAGCAAGGGCGAAGTCGGGAGCTCCATCTACGAGGGCATGTGCTTCTGGGGGGATCACAGCTACATGCTGCACTCGCTTTCGCGCGCCGTCGGCAAGCCAGTCTTCCCGAACACGATGTTCTTCCGCGTCACGAACAAGACGACCGAGAAGGCCTACGTGCACAGCGACCGCGAGACGGGTTCGTTTACCTGCGTCGCCTATCTCTCGCAGCACTCCTGCACGAAGAGCGGCACCGGGTTCTTCCGCCACAGGCGCACCGGCCTGGTCGAGATGCCCGCGTTCAATCAGCTCCGCGACATGGGTGCCAAGGGAGAGAAGCTGAAGCGCGACATGGTTCGCGGATCTAGCCGCGATTGGGAGCAGCTGGACTTCGTGCGCGGCGTTTACAACCGAGCCCTCATTTTTCGAGCACCGCTATTTCACGCGCGCCGCCCGCGCAATGGCATCGGAACGACCGCCGAAGACGGTCGCATTGTCTGGGTGAGCCACTTCGAAGTGGAGGAGATCGCTTAACATGGCTGAAGTCTGGGGAGCAGCACTCGGAGCAGCGGTAATCGGCGGCGGCATCACGCTAATCGGCGCCAACAAGCAGGCGAAAGCCGACGCCGCCGCGCGCGCCGAGAACAGCGCAGCGCAGGCCGAAAGCGAACGCCAGAATTGGGTTCGCTACCTGATGACGCGCGGCATCACGCCGTCCGCCGACACTCAAACCGGAGTCGTCCCTGGCGCCACGCCGGGAGCTCCGATCAACACCAAGCTGCCGGTCTGGGCCAAGGTGGTGACACCTTCCGTCCCGATGGCTGGAGCGCGGCCGTCCGTGCCGTTCCTCATCAAGAAAGGCGGGTAACCGTGGACTACGAGACAGTACTTCAGCAGCACCAGACGCTATTCCCGGGCGCAGACTACTCGCGCCCCGAGACAGTTGAGGCGTTCAATAAGTGGTGGGGTCAGATCGAGGCGCTTCCTCCGGGCGTGTGGGATGCCGCCTACAAGCTCATGGCCGAGAAGCCGGACCAGCGCGTCGCGTTCGTTCGCGACTACGGCGCCGATCTGAACAAGTGGCTCGATGGCGTCGTTGGCTGGTGGAGCGAGAACGGCTCCACTGTAGGCGGAAACATCAACGAGTATGGCACGGAGATCGGCTTGCTCGACGCTCTTGGGTATCAGGTCAACCCTGACGCAGTCCCGGCGCGCACCCTCGACCCGAACAATCCGAAGGCAGTCGCGCTCGAGCAAGACATTCTCAACACGATCATCAAGGACTACATCAACCCGGACCTTGAAGCCGACAAGAATCGGCGCGGTGAGGCAGACAAGATCGTCACCGACATCACCGGCGCGCTCGACAATGCGCTGAAGATCAACGACGAGATCCTTTCTGGCACCTTCGACTCCAAGGGTTACCTCACCCGCAACCCGGATGTTTCCGCGTGGGCGGCGCAGGCGGTTGCCGGCGGTCAGTATCCCGACCTCGCGAGCGCGGCGAAGGGGCACTACGACTTGTTTGGGAAGAAGGAGGGCAGGACTTCAACGAACGTCACTCGGCTCCAGCTTGAGAACGAGATGGCTGACGGGACCGCCGCCAGCCTCGCAAAGTCCGCAGAGAGCGCGGCCAAGATCCGATTGGATGGGCTCGACAAGCGCAAAGAGGAGATGACCGCAGCCCTTGCGGGAATGCAGACAGATCGCAGCGGTGCGCTCGATGCGCAGACCGCGCAGCTCCGTGACGGTCTTGCCCTGCTGGAGACCGAGCGCAAGGCCGCCCTCGAACAGCTCACCAGTGCTCGCGTTGCCGCCGCCAACGCGGAAGTTACAGGCATCAATCAGGCGCTCCAGTCAGAGCGTGACCGCATCGTTGGGCGCGCTGCCGAAAAGGGATACATCGGCGCGAGCACAATGGAGGATACAGCCTTGGCTCGCGCATCCATGGGCGCACGCCAAGTTGCCGCGCAGACCATGGGCAACGCGCGTGTCGCAAACGCGACCGACTCGCGCGGGCTCGGCGACGAAATCGCCGGCACCCGGTTTGCGATCACTGGCAACGACGCAACGTCTCGGCGCGAAATTGCAGATGAAGGTGCGACCGGCCGGTTCAATTTGGCTGACTCCATCTCGCAGGGCAGGCTTGGGGTCGCCGATACACTGGCGGGCCAGAAGCAAGATGCGACTGACGCAGGCACGAAGATGCGCCTCGGCTACTTCGACAACGACTTCACCCGCCGGCTGGGTGCAGCGCTCGTGCCGGTCACAATCGGCACGAACAAACTCTCCCTCCTCGACGCATCAGGTCAGGCGGGTTCGACCGGGATGAATCGCGCGCTGAACTTCCTGAACTTTTTCTCCACCGGCGGAACCCCGCCCACGTCTAATCCGACCAACACCGCCGCGTCTCGAGTCGGCACCGACATGGCCGCCTTCGGCGCCGCGCTCACGAAGGCTGGCTTCAATGTGGGTAACACAGTGGGCTGGGGAAAACCCAAGGTCGACCCGAGCACCAACAAGGACGCATAACCCATGGCAACCGGACCACTAGCACTTCTCGGTGATGCAATCGCTTCCGGCACGGGAGACTGGGCCGCGATGGAGCGTGCGCGGAAGGAGCGCGAGCTCGCGCGGAGCGAGCGCGTTGCTGACGTGGCAGCCGAGCGCCAGTTCCAGACGGGTCGGGATGCCGCGCAGCAGACATTCATGACGCAGCAGGCGAATGCGGCGCGCGATTTCGAAAGGAAACAGACGAGTGATGCGCAGGCCCGAGAGGAGCGGCTTTACAATGCGCGCTTCCTTGACTCGGTGAAGATCGACCTTATCCGGCAGGGGCTACTCGATCCTCGCAACGCCGATAAGGCCGAGGCAATCGCGCTGGCGATGAAGAAAGCTGGGCCTGAGTACGAGCGCGCGGTTCAAGAGTTGGCCGGATACCGCACCGCCATCCTGCGCGGCGAAATTAGCGTGCCTGGCGTCGAAAGCGTGCTAGAGATGGGGCCTGAACGCATCTTCGAAGCGCGGGAGATCATGGCTTCTGCGGCAGGCACGCTGGCGACCCGCTCCGATGCCGACCGCACGAACATCGAGCGCGGGCAGGGCAACGTTGCTGGAATGGTGGCACGCGCCAGTGCTGACCTTACAGCCCTCAGCGGAGAGCGCTCGACGCTCAATGCGGAAATGGCGCGCCTCAATAGCGGGCAGTTCAGCCCGCAAGAGGCCGAAGAGATTCGGCAGCTGACGATTGCCGAAGCTGCAAAGTCCGGCATCACAGCCAAGAACTTTAACGACCGCAAGAATGCCGAGGCCGTCGCCGCTGCGCGCCAAAAGGCGATTCAGCAGTTTGTCATGACAAAGGGGTTCGGCATTCAGCAGGCCCTCGTTGAGAACAATCGCCGGTACAGCGAGGCCAATGAGGCGCTCGGAATCGCCAGCCGTATCAATCCCGCCATCGCCGGCCGCACGCCTGCTGCGCCAGGCGCACTCGGCGCAGGCGCGGGTCCAGCCGCCGGCACAGCCTCCCGGCCCGCTCGGCCGGCCGCTGCAACCACGCTCGACGCAAAGACCTTCCTTGATCAGCAAGGTCCAGCCGCCGGTGCTGCAGCTCCGGCCGGCGCAGCTGCGCCGGCCGCGCTCTCGACTGGTGGTGGCACCCCCGCCGCCGCGCCCGCGAAGCCCGCTGTCGTCGGCGCGAGCGACGACGCCACATTCCTCGATGTTGGGGAGCCGACCGCCGGTGCCACCGACTCCTACGGTGGTGTCATTGGCGCCTTGTCCAGCCTGCTTCCAAGCAGGCAGGGCATCACGAATGCGATGAACACCCTGGGCAATGCCGTCGCGGGCGCCCCCGTGGCAGCTGCAAGAGTCATGGGGGGAGAGAAGGCCGCCCGCGAGGTTACCGCTGACATCGATCGGCTTTCGACGGCTATTCGAAAAGGCGGCGTCGTCCCGTCGCGCGATCCGTCGCGCGTGCCACCCGCCCTGCTCCCGAGTCCGGTCAACACCTACTCCGATGCGCAGGTGCGCGCCGCCGAGGACGAGATCCTATTGCGCCTGCCGTACTCGGTGCAAGCTGCCGGGATCCGCAGGAAGCGGGCGATGTCCCCGGAGGTCCCGCAGTCCACTGCTCCATACGGCGCGGGCGCGGTGCCGCCCGTATTCGGCCGCTGATATTCCGCCATGCCGTCGCTCAACAAAGTCATGCTCATGGGCAATCTCACCCGAGATCCCGAGCTCCGCGTTACCCCCAAGGGCACCGCCATCTGCCAGTTCTCACTGGCCATTAACCGCGAGTTCAAACTCGAGTCGGGCGAGAAGCGCGACGAGGTTGTCTTCGTTGACGTCGAGGCATGGGGTAAGGCGGGCGAGACCGTCGCGAAGTACCTCACCAAGGGGAAGCCGCTGTTCGTCGAGGGCCGGCTGAAGCTGGAGCAGTGGGAAGACAAAAAGACCGGCGAGAAGCGCAGCCGCATGAAGGTCGTGCTTGAACAATTTCAGTTCATTGGCGTCCGAGAGAACGCAGGCGGTGGCGAGCAGCAGTCCGGCGGCGAACAGCACGCGCCGGCTCCCGCCTCCAAGCCAGCGTCGCAGGACAACCTCGATGAGGACATGCCATTCTGATGTCTGGCTCAACGAACTCTCTTGTCCAAGGGTACAGGGCGTACCTTGAACGCAGCGGCAAGGTTGACCTCCGCACCGACACCGAGCTCACGGTCGAGCTCGGTGACCTCCTGCGCTCAAAGGGCAACGATGCCTTTGATCTGAAGGCGTCGGAGTATCCCGACTTCCGCGAGCAGTACCTCACAGCCACGCAGTCGACGGATCGGGGTGTGATCGGTGAGGTCGCGGCCGGCGCGCGGCGCGGTGCGCGCAGCCTGGCAGGGACGGCGATGGGTGCCGTCGCACTCGGCCTCGATGCCGTGGGTGCGAACGAGACCGCGAAGAGTCTGGCCACGAAGGCCGAGGAGTTCGCTTCCGGCGGCGAAGACAATGCGGCCACCGTCGGCCGGATGAAGGACGTCATAGACGTCGAGGGCGGCGTGCGGTACGCCGCCGGCAAGATCGGCGAGGCGGTTCCGTCCATCGCTGAAGCCCTCGTCACTGCCACGATCGGCGCGACGGCTGGCACGGCGGCGGCACCCGGACCCGGCACAGCAGGCGGTGCAGCCGCAGGCTTCATCGGCAAGCAGGCCGTGAAGCAAATGATTCGCAAAGGCGTCGCGACACGAATCCTCGGAAAAGATGTTACGGAAGCCGCTCTCGAGACAGCGCTCAAGGATGCTGCCAATGCCACGCTGCGCACCGCGTTCGTGAACGAGAGCCGCGCGCTCGCCGCGCGCATGGGTGCCGGCGCCGTCGGCGCGATCAACTCCCTCGGCCTTTCGTCGGGCGAAATCTACAACGAGACCGGCGACGTTGCCACGTCGCTCGGTGCTGGCGCCATCGCCGCGATCCCTGACACGATCCTGCCGACCTACATCGTAGGGAAGTTCTTCCGGGGTGCCGCCAGTGCTGACGACGTGGCGCGAGCGGGCGGTTTCATGAAGCGGCTCGCCACCGAGGCCGCGAAGACCATGCCGATCGAGGCCGGCACCGAAGCATTTCAGGAACTCGTCAACATCGCTGCCGTCAAGTTCAACAAGGGCGAGCCAGCCACCCTCGATGCGGCCGACCTCGAGCGCATCAAGGAAGCGGCGGTGGGTGGATTGGCTGGCGGTTTGGTGGGAGCGCCCATCGCTGCGGCGCCCGCGCCAAACGCCGCCATCGAAGCCCGGCGTGCGGCGGCAACCGGCACGACACCCCCGCCGCCCGGCACACCTGTTACGCCGCCGCCGCCCCCGGCGCCCAAGACTCCGACGCGCGGCGAGGTTGTGGCGAAGTGGGTCGCGGCTGCGCCAGACCTACAGGATGCCCGGATCAACGCGCTGCTGCGCGTCACCCGCACCAAGGACGAGGATCAGGAACTCGAAGTCCTGAATGCGCTCGTGTCCCAGCGGCCGCCGGCCGTCGCCGCCACTGCGACGCCGCCGCCACCCGCTCCTTCGCCCGCATCAACTGCAACCCCTGCGCCGGCCGCATCAAATTGGCTGACCGAACAAATAGATCGCGATGCTGCGACTGCCGACCGCTTGGGCTGGACTCAGAAGATCGGCGACATGGCGGCACAGCGGATGACGGCTCGCCAGATTCGGGATGCGCTACCGTACCGCGAGAACGGCATCGACCAGATGGACGCGATGAGCATTGTGCTTTCCGCTAGGAATAAGCTGAAAATTCCATCGCAGGAAGAGCGAGTAGAATTTGAGGAATGGATTAAGGCTAGGCAGCAAACCGCTTCCGCGCCTGCCGCAAGCATGGGCACACCACCGGCCGCGCCGGCACCTAGTGCAGTGGGCGCGGCCGGTGCAACGGTGACGCCGCTGGTGTCGGCACCCACCCCGCCGCCCCCGCCGCCGGTTGTCGCCCCCGCCCCGGCGCCAAAGCCGCCGACGGCCGCCGAGCTCACTGACCGGATCAACTCCGCGAACCGCCGGTTCGGGACCATCATCAGCCGTGTCCCGACGCTGGACTTTGCGGCGGCGAAGACCGCGCTCGAAGCCATCAGCACGTCGCCGACGGACCTCGCGAACGCGGTCCAAAAGTTTGAGGCGTCCGTCGAAACTCTCGAAACGCTCGCAGTCGCCGAGGCTGCGAAGATCGCAGCGGGCACCGCGCAGAAGCGGCAGGAGGTTGCCACGTCCCGGGCGAAGAACCTTGCCGAAAAGCTGGATGCGCAGGTTGCCGCCGCCGCCGACCGCGCGCGCAAGCGCGCCGAGAAGAACGCGAAGATTCTGGCGAAGGAAGCCGAGGCGCCTGCGCCTCCCGCACCGGCGCCTCCGGGTTTCCGCTTGGCCACAGATCAGGAGATGAGCCTGCCTCTTCCATTGGAGGGTCAGTTTGTGCAGACGGCGAGCGGCGTCATATTTCGTGAGGGAGAGCAACCCGTGGGCGAGGCGGTCCAGCCGGTAAGAGTCGCGGTTTATCAGAAAGGCGAAAGGTTCCTCACGCAGAGACAGTATGAGGCTGAAGACGTCGCTCCGGTGGCGGAACCCGTCGTCACCCCGACCGTTCCTGCCCCCGCCGATTTACGAGCCGAGCAGGACGAGGCTGAGAGCGAAGATGATGCCGCCGCGACCGAGCAAATGCGCGCCATGGGTCGCTTCGCCGACGCGCTGCTTGCCAAGCAAGGCAAAAAAGCCGCCGAGGTGGTGCCGCCCCCCACCCCCGCCGACGACCTCAAAACCCGCCTCGATGCCGTGCTCAACCCTCCTGTCGAGGTGGCGCCGCTGTCGTTCGGCAAGATCGCGGCGATGGATTCGGAGCTGAATACTCAAGGCGCATCAGACAACTCGGGCACGCGCACGAAGTCGCGCGTCGCTTACGCAATCCGCGACGATCGCGACACGTCGATCCCGGAGGATCAGCGTCCGGTCTATCTCAAGGGCACCGTCGACTACTCGAAGGCTGAGGGGCTGCTGCGCGTTGGTCCCGGAGCAACGAAGGGCGTCGGTAAGGCGGTCTTTGCCATGGGTAAGAATCGCGGCAAGCCAGCCGAGCGAACCAAGACCATTGAGCCTGGCGGATCGCAACAGGTACTACTTGAGGATCTGGCGAAGGCGGGATTCGTGCCGTACTTGAGGATCGTTTTCGACGGCGAGCCGGCCGCCATCAGCCGCCACTTCGCCAACATGGCGGAACTGGATGCGGCTATCGCCAAGACCGAGAAGGTGCCCGCTGCCACGACCGCTGTGAATGTGGCTGCTGGGCGCAGCACCCTGCGCTCTGACATCATCACAACGGGAGACGCGGCAATGACTGTCGCCGAATCCGCGCTCGCCCCCGAGGACGCGGCGAACGAGCAGTCGCCGGCTGCTGCGCTGGCAGAGGCGATGACAAAGGTGATGGACGGCATGACCACCACCATGCTCGACAGCATCGTTCGCCGCGCCGCGAAGGCGAAGGCCTCGATCGAGGCGACGATCGAGGGCATGCCTGCATTCGGCCGGGAGCTGCTGAAGAAGGTGATGGTCGAGACCGATGCCACCCCGGCGATGGTTGTTACCTACGTTCGAAGCTCACTGCCGGCCGACACTGAGATCCCGGCTGGCCCGGGAACCTTTTCGCTCGATGCCAAGAAGGCCACGACATCGAAGACGACCGCAGCACCCGCGCTCAAGGGGTTCGACAAGGTGCCGCTGGCGGCGCTCGAAAAGCTGTATGAGGTCATCACCCGCTCGCCCAAGAACCTCGACGGAAACTTCGACGGCAAGGAGCTTTCGTCCGGCTGGCTTGATCGACTCAATATCCTGTTCGAGCGGACGGGCATGGCGTCATTCGATGAGTTCGTCGCCACGCTGGACAAGTTGTCCAAGGCGGCGAAGTCGCCGACCCAGTTCGCGGCTGCGCTCAAGGGCAAGCCGATGTATGAGAGTCAGGAGTTCACCGTCCCGCTCCCGCCGGTCGGCCACTTCGAGGCGCTGGTGCAGCGTCTCCGCAACAACGGCTTCGATGTCGAGGTGATCCAGCGCGAGCTGGGCATGACGCTCGCCGGCATGTATCGCGGCGGGAAAATCTTCGTCGCGCTGGAGGACATGGCCAACGCCAACCTCGCCGGTCTTCGGCGCCTGATTCACGAGGCTGGCCACGCGGTCATCGACCAGGAGTCCATGCAGACGCGCGAGGATCTGCAGCGTGCGGTTGAGAGCACGATGAGCGAGGCCGACAACGGCGCGATCTTCAAGGCGGCGCTGAACGCCGGCAAGGACTGGGAGGAAATGCTGGTCGACACTACCGCGATCAAGCTGGCCGAGGAAGGCTTCGGCGAGAAGTCAGCCACCATTGCCGAGGCGATCTGGCGGACGGTGAAGGACGTTTACTACCGGGTGGGCATGGCGATGCTGCGCGCGCTGGGCGTCGATCCGTCGCCGGAAAGTGTCCTTGCGTGGTGGGACAATAACATGCGGCGCCACCTGGGCGGCGACTTCGACTTCCGATTCACAGACCTCTTCCGCCCACACGTTGAGCGCAACGCCGAGCGCGTCTCCCGCTTCACCATCGCCGACGGGCAAGACATTCCCGACCTCCTCGATCCTATCACCGGCCGCGTGACGCAGGCCGAGGTAGTGCCGGACACCGTCGAGGCAGCGGAGTGGAACCTCAAGTTCATGAAGGATGGCGTGGCCGGCGCGGACATGGACTACACCGAAGCCATGGCGCGGGTCACGGCGGCGGCATGGAACGAGGCGATGCCCGTGATCCAGCGGCTCAAGGCAGAGCTCCTGCCGGCCGGGACGGATGATCAGTTCTGGGCCATCTTTTCCCCATCGAAGGACACTCCGCAGAAAATCGTTGAGGAGATGGAGAAGCGGGTGCCCGGCGCAGCGACGGCAAAGGTCGGTGGTGAGAAGATGACCGATGCGATGAACTCTCGCGCGCGTGCGAAAGCGTTCCGCATCATCACCGGACTTGCTCGAGCAGCCCGCAAGCGCGCGGCCGGCAGCGAAGCAGCCATCACCCGCGAGTCGGACGCGATCGTTGCCAAGGCGGAACAGCTAAACCGTGCCGACCGCGAGCTCCGCGACGCGACCGCAATGGATGCTGTTTTCAACGACGCGCTGCGCGACCTCATCAAGGAACTCTCGGTCGGCATCGACAGCGGACCCGACACTGCTTTTGCGGCCGGCAAGCTGGCGGGCGCCATCCGCGAGATCGAGCGGCTGACAGACAAGGACGCGATCCCCGCCGAGTACCAGAACGTTTTCAAGCGGCTACTCGACAGCGGCGGCGTGTCGGTCTTCGACTACCTGAGCGCCATCGCCCGCCTGAAGCTGCCTCTCGGCAGCATGAAGGTGCCGGACATCATGAAGGCGATCAGCGAGAACGCTGCTTCCGACTCCCGCCTTGCTTCGCTCAACGATCAACGCCCCCTCGCCGTCGCGCTCTCCACCCTGGCGCGCAACTCGACGCGCGAGATGGACCTCCTTCAACTGCGCTCACTCAAGGACGCTGCCGAATACACTTCGATCCGCGCCGAGCTGGACGAGATCCAAGTAGCCAACGAAACCCGCCTCGAGGAAATCGCCAAGGGGATCGACGCCAAGGCCGAGAGTCTGAGTCTGCGGGACCGGCTGAAGCAGGCATACGTTGAGGCACGCCGGGATTTCAACCGCTCGCGCAAAACAATCCAGCGCCAGCAGGAGTTGGTCATCCAACGCAAGCGCTTTGCCGACGTCATGGAGGAGCGCGCCACGGAGCTATCCCGCGACGTGGGATCGTTCTCGTTTTGGGAGGCGCACGACGGCGCTCAATACCGGGCGATGACCCGGGGTGACGACGGCAAGTGGACGGCAACCGAGCGCACGCTGCGCATGGTGGGCGATGAGATTACTGAACAGCACGAGCAGGTTTCGCACGACATGGCGATGAACCGGCTTTGGCTGAACATGCACAAGGATCAGGCTGGCTCCCGCCTCTATGAAGAGGTGAAGCGCCAGACATGGGAACTCACCAAGCTCGACTTCGCCAAGAACTATGAGGCGGCGACACGCTTCCGCATGGACCGCTGGCTGCAGCCGCTCGGCCAGAAGTTCGCCGGCACGGGTGAGCTGGCCGGCACCAAGATCAAGCAGATGCTCATTGCGTGGCAGTCGGTGATGTTTCAGCACTCCGACCAGGTGGATGCCGCCGCGCGCCGCTGGACGAAGGCGCTGAAAGATGCGTCGAAGGACGCAGGTTACACGAACGAGAAGCGATTCTTCGACGAGGTGGTGAACCCCGCCATCTACGCCATCGAGAGTGACCCGGGGCGCGACGAGGCCGGCGCTCTCCGCACCGCGCGCAAGGTGGCGGCCCGCATCATTCCGCCCGCCTACACCGTCGGGCCGAACTTCAACCTGAAGCTGGAGCGGCTGCTGCGCGCGCACAAGGAGGTGAGCGAACTCATCGTTCAGATCGCCGAGAAAAATGGCGTGTATGTGAACGACAGTCGCATGCGCGATCCGCTCACGGGCAAGGCCGGCATGCTGCGGCACGCCATCAAGTACGGCTGGTTCACTTCGACTCGCAGGCTGCGGGGCGAGGCGGTGCGCATCCTGACCAAAGACATGCACCAGGCCGGGTGGCGCGACGACACCTTCACGGATCTGCCCGAGACTGCCGAACTTGACAAGCTGGTGGGCAAGCACTTCACGCCGACGATCATCAAAGGATTCGTGGAGCCGTTCGTCCGCAAGCCTGGGCGCGAGGTGTTCTTCGGAGCAAAGGATGCCAACGATAAGCCGACCTATGTTTCGCAGCTCACGGCGCAGGAGTTGTGGGAAGGCGCTGGCGGCGACGTGATGAAGTTCATCGACGCGATGTATGATCGGACCAACCCGCTCGACAATCGCGACGCGCTGCCCGAGTACCGGCGCTCAATCCTCGCCCGCTTCAATCAGCTCTACACGATGGAGTCGAAGCTGGCCGCAAAGACGGAGTCGGGCGGCGGACTCGATCACATGACGCAGAAGAGCCATCGCGTGATGGACTCCCGCACCAATGACCTGATCCCGCCTGAGCATTTTCAGTATGACATTTTCTCTCCCATCGATGCGCGGCGGGCACTGACGGAGGTGGCGTTCCACGCTGCGTTCGGCCGCGACGGCGTCGCGCTGGACAAGGCGATGATCGATCTCGACAAGGGGCTCAACCTGTCGGCCGACCGCTACAAGATGATCCCCGAGGGCACGCGCAAAGAGAAGGAGGCCTACGCCAAGGAGCAGGGCTGGGACTTCAAGAAGCTGGAGCGTGCGGCCGACGATCGCAAAGCAGTCTCGGCCTGGAAGGCGAAACTCGTGAAGCACTTCACCGGCAGCGAAGCCGTGGTCGGCGACGCGCGCACGATGCTCGAGCTCGCACAGCTGAACGTGGCCCTGCTGCTCAATCAGCCGAAGTCGGCGCTGTGGAATCTCCTCTCCATCCTCGAGTATCCGCTGGTCTATCGCGGCCTCAACCGCAGCTCAGTCCGCGCCACTGCGACGGCCGCGCGCGTGCTGGCGCGCGAGATCACTGGCTCGTTTCTCAAGGTGGCCGGCGTGAACCTCACCCAGAAATTCGAGTACGCGAATGAGATCGCTGAGATCGTGGAGCGCAAGGAGACGGAGCGCCTGGACTTCGGCACACTCATGGCGGACATCGGGCCGGATGGCCGATTCACTCAGGGCGGTGTAGGTAACACCGTGACGGAGGTGAGCCGTGGCATCCAGACTGCGATGCGAAAGGGGTTCAAGGGTAACAACGCGCTGTGGGCACCCTTCAACTTCATCAGCCACAAGGCCGACACCGCCATCGCGACGGCCAACGTGCAGGCGTTTGAGATGATGGTGAAGCGCGCGATCGACTACTTCGAACGCCACCCGGAAGCGCGTGACAACCCCGCGTTCCGGCTCACGTCCGACCACCTCGGGATGTCGGAAGGCTGGTTCTCTGAGGCTGGCACCTTCGACTACTTCCGCACGCGCGCGATGGAGTACGGGCTTGGATCCCTGGAGGACATCGCCCGCGAAGCGGCCATCGGACGTGACAGCGGCGGCAAGCTGCTCACCCGCGATCAGGCGCTCGGCGTGGCGATGATGGCGCTCAATGAAATCTCGCTGCATGCCGGCGTGAACTCCCGCCTGATCGAGATGATCGACAATCCGATCCTGCGCTTCGGCGGCCTGATGCTGGGCTGGCCCCTGTCGAAGGTGAATCAGATCAACGACGCCTTTAAGGATGCCGATGGCAAGGCGACGCTGGCCTCGGCGATGCGTGCGGTCGGGATCATGGCGGCGTGGACGCTGCCGGCTGGCCTCGCCTACTCGCTAATGGTCGACGAGTATGACGACAAGCTCCTGAACAAGAAGTCGAACCTCCGCAGCATCGACCCCATTGCGATCACGCCGGTCGTCGGCCCGCTGCTGGCGGCGGCTTCCGATTCGGGCAACATCCTCGGCATGCTTGAGCGGCTGGCGCGCGCCGGAACCTACGGTATCGTGGGCGACATGGTGAACTCCTTCACCAACGTCGTCGATCCGTCGAGTGGGCAGCGTGACTTCGACCTCAACAGCCGCGTGCTGGTCTTCAATCAGTTCGCGAACATCCGCGACGTCTTCCGTAACCTCATCCACCAAGACGGCGAGATGACGTACCAGTCCACCGGGCGCCCGCTGATCTCGGCGATGGGTGGCGGCGGCCTACTGCAGGCGATGCAGCTGGTGAACGCCCGTCTTGGCCTGACCAACGCCGAGGCGGCAGTCACGAATCGGATCAACGTGAACAACTACCTGCGCGCTGCCGGCCGTGCCGTCGACATCGAGCTTCGTGGTGGCACCGCCCGCAGCCTGCCAACAGCACGCTCCGTCTGGCTGAATCAGATGCAGGTGATGGCGCTCTCCAACGATCGCGTTGGATTCGCCGAGGCGTACCGCAACGCCGTCGACGTGGCCCGCCGCCAGGGCGAGCCGGACCCCGAGGCCAAGGTGCTCGAAGACTTCAAGTCCCGCCACCCGCTTTCGTCGGTGTTCCGCACCAAGCCCTCCGAGGTGGAGATGGGCAAACTCATGTCGACTCTTGACGACACAGGGAAGCAGGCGGTTCAGCAGGCACTCGCCTTGTTCGAATCCTTCACTGAGTTAATCGAGCCGAACCCAATCATCCAGCGAATCAAGCAGCAGCAGGCGGCACAAATGCGAGCGGCGCAGCCACTCACCATTGAGCAGCTGCGCCGCCGTGCGGCATCAGGTGTGATGGGTTACTGAGTCAGCGGTGCACGTAGCCCTCGGTTACGGCTTCCGAAGTGCGCGAGTGGCCAAGCAGCCGGCCGATCTGCTCGATGGTCTTACCCGCCTTCTCCATGCGGGTGGCGAACGAATGGCGCAGGCAGTGGAACGACTTCCCCTCGATGCCGAGGTCGGCTAGTATGCGGGCGTAGTAAACGCTGTGCCGTGCGCGCCTCGCGGGGTCGAGGGCTATCGCGCGCTCATCAGGGAAGACGTACTTCGGGTCGAGGCATTCAGCCATCATGTCGAAGAAGATTCCGCGCAGCTCGCCGCCGCCGAGAAGCGGGTCGTCGATCGGCAGCGCCACCCGCGCCCCACTCTTCCGCGTCCAGACGACGATCTCATCGGGCATGATGCTGCCCCACTCCAGGCACGCGCAGTCCGACAGGCGCAGCCCCGCCCAATAGGACAGCGCCGTCCACCACTTCCACTTGCCGGTCGTGTGCGCCATGATGTGCTTGAACTCGCGCTCGCTGAACGGCACGCGCCGGACCGGCTCCTTCTGCTCATGCGAAAGATCGTTGAGCCGGACCCTAACCAGCTTTGATGGGTTGCCGGCGTAGTACGCCTTCGCCGTGACGAAGTCGAAGAACGATCGGATGGATGCGAGGCGCACGTCCCGGTTGCTGGCCGTCGTCGTGTCCTTCTTGGAGTTTACGAATCCATCGAGGTGCTCGAAGGTGAGGCGGGTGACCGGCCACTTCGATGCGTCGTTGGCCTTGACCAGGTGGCGCAGCACGAGCTCTTGCGTGCGCACCGTGTTGGGCGCGGCGTTCGTCTTGCGCCATACTACCCACTCGGCGATCGCCTGATCGAGCGACACCTTGCGGCCGGCCATGATGGCAGTGAGGGCTTCAGCAGTGAGCGCACGAGCACGCGCCGCCATCTCCATCTCCAGCACCTTCGACTGCACGACGACCTCGCGCGCCTTCTCGATGGTGGATTGCTTTGTCGATCGCGTGTGCGACTTGCCCTGCGCGTCGAGGAACTTGACGTGATAGATGCCCGACTCCTGATCGCGGGTCAGGTGGGCATCGAGTTCGGCTTTGGTTGGCACGCCGTAACCCATGCCATGTGGTGACTTCATTTTGAAGATTAAAATGTGGGTGCTTGCCCGGCCGAACGAGTCGCCGGAGCGGACGCTACGCGCCGCTCGGCTTGGTGTTCGGCCGATAGTGTTCCGTCCCGGTGGTTGCAAATCCGTATCGTTTCCCGGTCGGGTCCGGGAGCAGTTGGCAGTTGGCGATGACATCACACACCAGCGTCCGCTCCGGGTCGCGCATGTGCTTCTGCATCTGCGATAGCATGTCCACGCGCCTTCGATTCCAGTCTGCGGAGTGCGTGAGCTTGCGGCAGTGCTCCACCAGTTCGTCCTGCATGAGCTTTCCGGTCGGGTCGCCCACGGCAGCGCGAATGTCCGCCAAAAGGCCCAACAAGGCGGTCGAGCCAACAGCCGCCTCGCGTTTCCGTTTCGTTGCGTTCCGGTTCTTCATACACTTTTTCTGTCGGCCACGCCCGCTGTCGGCGGCTGTGGCTCACCTTGGTCGTTCGGCAATCGCATCGCGTGAGCAATTTCGTGCGCAGAATAATCGCTTGCCCGATCACTGCCACCCCCACCTTCAAGTCCGTGCTTTTTGCAAAAACGATCGTACTCGTAATCAGAAATGACCGGACGGCACATCACGTAATATAAATACTGATGCGCTCGCATCGTTAAAAATGGCGAACAAGGCGCCACAGCCAAGCCGGACGGCCGCCCGTCCTTGGTCGCTTCGGTTTCAGGTGTCTTCATGATTTTTCTCCGGCTGGCTGATCTTTGGAGTTGCTGCCAAGCGGCGACTGATTCACCCCACTCCAAAAGGACTGGTCATTCAGCGCGTTCGCGACAGCCTTACATGCCTCCTCGCGGGTCATGCCTTTTGCGATACAAGCCTCGATGGCTGACTGTGCATCGTCATAAAGCATCTTGCCCACTTGCGCCGGGGTGAGGCCGCAGATTGTGCTCTGAGTTAGGATGGCTTTTTTCTTTTCCATAAGAGGGCAATGTTACGCCGCCACCTCGATGACTGGCGCGAGGACCGGACGGTTGGCAATGATGAGCTGCTTGCGCAGTTCAATCCACTGCGACTCGCACTCCGACTCAGAGAGGACGTCGCCGTCCTCGGCCTTGAAGTTGACGATGTGCTCGGCAAGAACCTCGCTCGCGTCGAGGGTCTTGAAGTCCCGAGGCACCCGCTTCCCATGCAGGCACAGCGTCGCGGCATCCTGCTTCAGCGCGACCCGATCGAACAGCAGTTCCTCGATGGAGTTCTGATGCAGGACGCACCAGATCTTCACCGGCTTCGGCGAGGTCAGACGCCACACTCGACCCTGTGCCTGGTTGAGCGTGCCATAGCTCCACTCGAGCGAGCCAACGATGAGGTTCGGGCATTGGTCGAAGCTGTGCCCTTGGGCGCACTTGATGCCCATGAGCATGACCCGAGCGTCGCCCTTCTTGAAGCGGTTCGCCTCGGCCGCATGCAGGTCCGGCCGGACGGTGGAGTCGATGCGGGCAATCGGGATCTTGGCGTTCGCCAGGCGGGATGCCAGCTCCGACGACTGGCCGACGCGCGCCGACACCACCACGACCTGCTCGCCGCGCTTCAGGCAATCGCGCACCAGCTGCAGGATGGTGATGGTCTTGTGATTGAAGTTGGATTTGCACATGTCCCTCGTGTAGTCGAGGGACGCTGGCGAGGCGCAGCACCCACGCAGCCGTGACGACTGGACGCGGGCAATGGTCAGCGCGCTCTTGAACTCGGTCAGGTAGTTGCGCCGCTCCAGCCAGAACTGATACAGCTTCGACTGCTCCTTGCCCATGGCGACGCGGACGTCGATGACCTCGCACGGCTGCAGGTTCGGGTTGCAATCCTTCTTGCTGATGTAGGCGAGCGTGGGCTTGAGCAGCTTCAGCAGGCGGGCTGGCGAACTGATGACCGGCGAGTGCTTGGTCCCGGTGTTGCGCCAGCCGCGCTTGCCCCGGGCCTTCGCCTTCCACTGTGCAGTCAGATCCTCCTCGACGGAGAGGAATGTCGAGTTGAACCGGCCGATCTCGTCGACGGCGTAGGGCCAGGCCGCATTGCGCATCTTGCCCTTGTGCCAGTCTTTCACGCACAGCCATCCCATGAGGGAGAAGATATTCGAGATGACATTGGGGATCGGTGTCGCCGTGAGGGCGAAGCGATACTTGGGCTGCAGGCGGAACAGGTTCTTTGTTACCTGCGCCTCTGCGTTACAGTAGAGGTGCGCCTCATCGCAGATGACCATGTCCCACGCATCGCCGTGGGTGGAGGCGACGATCGTGGCGAGCGACGGCAGGCCGATGCAGCGAATGCCGTGCTTGTTGCCCGCGCCGACGTTGCGGCAGAACTGCTCCTCGACCGGGCGCTTCTCGTCATACTTGAGGTTGAAGCGCTCGCAGAACTTCTTCTCCGCAACCCGATCCCAGCTTTCGGGAAGATGCTCGAAGCCACCGTTGCTGAAGTAGGCCTGCGGGTAGGTGATGTAGATGCCGGGCGGGAGTTCGCCGGCGTTGGCATGGAGGATGGCGTACCAATCCTCGGCGCTGAAGAGCTGGAAGACCGGCTCGCCGGGAGCGAAGCGCTGGATCTCGGACACCCACTGCGATGCTTGATAGTCGATCTCCTCATCCTCCTCGGTGGAGCGCATCGTACCCTGCGGTGCGATCAGCAGCGTGCGCTTCGGAGACTTGAGGGCGATGAGCGTCAGGGCGCCGAGCGACTTGCCGGTCCCCGTCTCGGCTGCGACCAGCCCGTAATCCTTGCACGCCATGCGAGCGTAGAAGTCCAGCTGGCCGGGGAAGTAGGTAAACCCAGCCATCATCTCATTGAACCGCATCGCGTTCTTGTTGCGCTCGAACTGATCGACCTCGACCTCGGCGATCGTCGGGACGAACGGCTTGTCGAAGAGAGTCCACAGCATGTCCTCGGGGTGCTGCCAGCTCATGCCTTCGGCCGGCCGATCCATGAACCGATGCACGCGGCGGTGATCGTCGGTCACCTCGATGTAGCGATCCTCGCCGGACAGCCGGCACTCGTGATCCTCGATCTCCGTGGTGTCCTCGTCCTCGTCGTAGTAGATCTTCTTGCGGGTGAACTTCTCCGTGAAGGTGTAGGTCCCGGTGCGAATCTCGTACCGCTTCCCGACCGTGAGCTTGATGATGCCGGCCTCGTGCGCGGCCTTGCACTTCAGCGCCTCCTCCTCGTCGGCGTAGGCAACGAGCTCGAAGTCCGTGACCGGCATGATGGGACACGCCATCGAGGCGACCTCAGCCAGGGCGGCGGCGATAGCCTTGCGCGCCTCGGGCTGGATCGTGTAGATGCCGTCGTTGACGAACTGATGCAGCAGCTTCCGCGTCTCCTTCTCCGTGGTCAGCGTGAGCGGGTGGCACCCATTGATGCGGTGCAGCCGGACGATCTCGTCGTCCTTGATCTTCACCTGTGCACGGGTGCTCAGGTAGGTGCGAAGCGCGCCGTCCTTGCCGAGGTAGATATTAAACTTCGGCCGGTCGAGGTGTTCTTCCTTGATGATCTTGGACAGGTTATTCCAGTCGAGGTAAAGCGAGTAGTGCTCAGTGTAGGGTGAGTACCAGTACGGCTGGCCGGACACCTGATGCAGGTTGCTCTTGATCGTGCGTCCGTACTCGAAGAGCTGTTGCTGATCCGGCATGTGGTCCCACACCTTCTGATTGCGCGGCCGGCCGACGATGTTGCCGAAGTGCACGATGCCGAGCTCGACATCGCAGTTCTCCCAGATGCCACCGGCGGGGAACCGCTGGTAGAGGTACACCCACGGGTCATCCTGAATGCCGAGCTTCTCAATCGTCTTGGCGTTGGAGATGAGGAAGCCGCAGCCGTTGTTCGCGAGCCGCTTCTTGATCATCTGCCACGTCCACTCGGTCGAGTCGATCGTCTCACCATTCGCCAGCTTCCAGCGGATAGCGAACGGCGGGTTCGACACGATGCACGGGAAGCGCAGGTTCGGGAAGATCTCATCCATCACCTCGAAGGTGTGGACGCAGGACCCGGTGATGCGGTCGACGGGTTTGTCCCAGGTGTTGCGGCCGGTGAGCGAGGTGCGCGCCGCCTCATCCTCATCGGCGAAGCGCTTGTCGATCTCGGTGCCGTAGTATTGCTGCGCCGAGAGCGCGCGGATCAGGTTGCCGCCGGCGCACTGCGGATCGAAGACGGTGTTGAAGTTGCCGAACGGGAGCTGGGCCACGAGGCCTTGGGCAAGCCAAGGCGGTGTTTGATACTGCTGCTGGCCGCCCTGAAGCGCGTGCTTCGCGGAGACGGCTGCGTCGATGACTTCCTGGATGTTTTCGTTTTCGATCCCGGAGCGTGCGTCGGTGATGTTCATGGAGTGAAAGAGGTGGCAGCCCCACGCTCACTCTCGTGGGGCTGCCGGTTCTCATGTCTGCGCACTGCGCAGAAATTGTTACTGTTTAGTTGAGGTTACATTCAAGACATTTCCGCTCGGCAATTACCGGCTGCGAAGGCGGACCAGCGGGTCACGGAGCAAATGATCTGACTGAAGCTGGATACTTCCACGCCCTGCCCCATCGCCTCGCCTGCGGTTGTCTTCGATTCGCCGAGGTCGTATCCATCCGGCAATGCCATGATGAGCTTGACCTCCGTGATCGTAAGCCAGCGATACCTGTCGGAATCATTCGGGTGCACGACGACAGGGTTGTCGCCCTGCCCTGCGAAGTACCTCTTCTTGATCGTGCCGATGGTGCGGTCAGTGTAGTGGATAAGCTGAGACGCGAAGCCGTTGCCCTTTGTCGTCTGCTTTTGCCAGTGGTCGAAGAGCCAGCGCTTCGTCGGCGTCTTGCGATCAAACCACTCGCATGCGGGATCATCCGGCTTGAGCAGGTAGTCCGACAGGCAGGCGGCGCTGGTCTGCGGCTCGGGCCAGCGAACCGAATCGAACGACGTCGCCACCATGACAGCGCGCTTGCGCTGGGTGATGGCGCCATAGTCGGTTGCGTTGATGACCTTCCAGTCGACGACGTACCCCATCCGGCGCAGCGCATGCCGTGCGATCCAGCCTGCGCCAGAGTCGAGCCACGCCGGAACCTCCTCGATGACGACCGTGTGCGGATTGAAGACATCCACTGCACGCAGCGTCCAGAAGGTCATGTCCCCCAGCTCGTGCGCCTCGGGCACGAGGGTCTTGTCGACCTTCGTGTTCGTGCCATCGTTCCGCCGGATCTTCGAGAACGGCTCGCATGGGATGCCGGCATGGAGGAGGCCCACCGGCCCGATCATCCTCGCAGCATCCTCAATGCGGGCATCGGCGATGTCGGAGTTCATCATGTGCCCGCCGTGGTTGGCGTCATGGATGTTCGCGTAGTCCGTATTCCATTCGACCGCCGCCCTCGTCTCGAAGCCCGCAGCCTTGGCGGCCTGACTGAGCAGGCCGGCTCCGACAAACAGGCCGACGGCGACAGATGTGGCGACGCGCGCCGCCACATTGGCGAGCGTGCGGGCCGGCGTTATGGTGATCGTGTGCATCGTCATCCTCACGGCGATGCGCTCGGTGTTGGGGAACACCTTGGCGAGATCCGCCGTGCTGATGTCGATGATCGGGTGCGCGCCGTCGCCGCGATCCCGGCCGGACACAGTGCGGTCCTGGGCGACGGCATTGCCGAACGCCTCGAGGGTGACCTTGCCCACCTCGAAACGTGCGGAGAACTTCGTGCCTGGGAGGAAGCCGGCCTCGCCGAGGCGCTTGCCTTCGATCCAAACGCGGGGCTTGCCGCGAGACTGACCGAGCTTCAGCTCGGTGTCATACTGGAAGGGTTGGTTTGTCATGATGGGTCACTTCTTCAGCACGTCGGCGATCGACGTGAGCACGGTGGCGAGTTCCTGACGCACGATGCGGCGGACGTCCGCCTCGGTAATACCCTTCGCCTTGGGTTGGGCAGCCAGCTTGCGCAGCTGGGCGGTGATGATGGACATGGGATCGCTGGACTCCGACTCGTCTTCGTCATTCGCCTCGTCGAGGACCGTGGCGCCAGGGTTCGGGCCGCCGGGAATGGCGTGCGTTTCGATGGCGGCGGGAGGGAAGTCCACCAACACTTCCGGCGCTGGCGTCGGAGCGACAGGCTTGGGTGCGGCGGGCCTTGGGGCGGCGGGCTCGAGGACACGGGGCGCAGCGGGGCGAGGCGCCGGGGTGGCAGCGGCCGGCGTCGTTGCGGCCTGCCCCTTCGGGATGACCGGCAGCTTCCCCCAGTCGAGCCCCTTCGCGATCTCGGTGAGCTCGTCGACGAGGGCGATGCGATCCTCGAATGGGACGGTCGCGTCGTTGATATAGTCGGCCAGCTTCTTGCCGGTCTTGTTCACGACGAACAGCGTGATGCGCTGCATGACATCGGTTTCACGGTGCGGCTGGAGCTGCCGGAAGAGCGCCGCATTGCGGGCGTTCAGGTCAGACTGCGTGACGGGTGTGGCGGTGGCGGTGGACATGATGCTTATGGATATGAGTTACAGTTGCGGACGGAGAGGAATGTCAGAGGCCGAGAGAACGAAGCTGATCGGCCGGGTCTTCGGCGGGAGTGATGCGGTGGTGGTTTAGATTTTTTTTGCGCTTCGCGTGCATGGGTTTCAGGCAGCTGTTTCCCCAGCTGCCCTTGGTGGTGCCGTCGGGCATGGTGTGTCCGTCCGGGCAGAAGCGGAAGCCGAGGTCCTTGAGGTGCTGGCGCAGCGGAATGTTGTCGTTGCCCGACAAGGCAGGTCCGCAGTACCAGATCCAGTCCCGGTCCATGAAGCAGTGATCGACCAGGGACGGCGCGCGCTCGCTGAGTTCTTGCATCACCTCGTCAGCGGAGCGCAGCTGACGGATGGGATTGTTGAGTTTGACCATGAGAAAATATTATTGACTGCTCTTGCCTCGGATCTCGCCGAGAGTCTTCGGCGTCCAGTGGAAATCCAACTCGCCGTTGTTCGCGATGATCTCGGTGATGCTGATGTAACCCAACTCGCCACCGTCGCCGAAGAGGTCGGCAAGTCCGAATGCCTGGTCCTGCTGCGCCAGCATGTCCTTCTCCGTGATGTACCAGTTGGCCGATCCGCCGGCGAAGTAGTGGAGGTGAGCGACGGCGGCGTCGCCCTGCCGGTCCGTCTCGCCTGTCTTCGGCATGCCGCTGACCACTGCGGCGAGCTCAATCATCTTGTCGAAGAAGAACTCGCGCTCCTCGCCGCGCATCGCATCGCGCACAGTCAGGAGTTGGGCGCCTCCGATGAAACCCTTCAAGAGCTTGAGCGCATCGAATGCGTTTGCCGACTTGTCCGGCGGCGAAGTCGGCGGCGCTGCGCTGAGTCCATCCCTGAGCGCAGCCACCACCAGCTTCGCCTTGTCCATCGGCAGCCGCAGGAACTCGAGATCGGGCAGCACGCCGACGAGCAGCGCCGTGGGCACGAGCTCGGGGCGGGTGATGGACTGCGCCACCGTCTCTGCCCACAGCTCAACGAGCTTGGTCTTGTAGTCGCGATCGGGATGCGGGTGCCATGTGATGATGACCTCCTGATGCTCGCGCAGCAGGCCGGCATGACGGGAGGAGAACTGGCCGTGCGGTGTCGGCGTGATCTTTCCTTCGACGGACATCACGAAGTCGGCGGCGTGCCCGACCTCATGCCAGATGATGCGCATGACGCCAGGGCTGTTGGCATCCATGTCCAGCGGGACGACGACGCGCGGCGGTCTGTGGGAGAACAGGCCGGCCACGCCGACCGGGATGTCGCAGCCCTGGGCCTGGATGATTGGGATGCCGTAGGCCTTGAGCCAGTCGAAGGGCGCGGCGATGGCGCCCGTGGCTTGGATGATGGCGCCGCCGATGCGGCCGCCCGCCTTGCCGATCTGATCGGTCGGGTCGGGCACGTTGGCGAAGAGTTCGCAGAGGAGTTCGGTTCCGTTCATGATTTTGGGTTAGTCTCGGACGATTCGGGGTAAGTCTTTGTCTCTCGGGAATTCTTCCGGGCCTTCGCTGACCCACCCGATCCCGACCCACTGCTTGACGATGCCGTCATCGACGATCTTCGTGAAGCGCTTCTCATTGCCGGCGACCATGGCAACACTGGAGCACTCTCTTGCGTGGATGGTTTTGGATGTGGATGTGGGTTTTCTTTTCATGCGGCCTCCTTTGATTGGGCGATGATGCGATTGATCCAGTCCTGCCAGTCGGTGATGCCGGCAGCAGTGAAGTCGTCGCGTTTGATGTAGCTGGTCGGGGTGAGTGCGATGAGTCGGTCGATCTGCTCGGCGGGAAGCAGTCCCTTCTCCCTGATGTAGTCCGTCATGGCACCGGGCTTGGGTGTCGCACCGCGCATGCCCTTCACGCGCCGACGCCAGAGTCCTTCGATCAGCGGCACACCCTCGCCTCTCGGCCAGCTGCGTTCTTCTGCCTTGTCGAGGTGGCGCTGGCGGGTGCGCGCCTCTATGATGACGATGCCGGCGAGCTGACGCTCGGGCAATTCGTCCACCTCCCATGGCTTCATCGCCGGGCAGAAGTAACAGGATGACTTCGGCGGGACGATGAGTCCGGCCGCATCGATCTCGGTGATGCAGCGGGCCAGGTTCCAGCCCCACTCCTGCAGCGGGAAGACCAGCTTGACCAGGCTCGCGTCCTCCTCTTGCACGGCGAACGTGCTGCATCGCTTAGTGCGGCGGTGCTCATGCGGCGAGTCCTCGAAGCCAACGGCCTTGGTCACCAGTTCGCCCGCCGCCCATGCGTCAATGGCTGGCTGCCACGACGCAATGAACTTGGCCTGCGGTGCGATCTTCCACTTCTGCGAGCAGCTGTGCCCACCGTAGGCGAGGGACGGGAGCGTCACGTTGGTCAGGCAGTTCTCCTCGATGGTGTAGTAGTGCGGCCAGTGCTTGTAGTTCTGCGGTTCGTACCGCACGACGGTGACTTGTGGGAAGCCGACGAACTCCAGCCACTCATTGATGATGGCGAGGTAGGCGTAGGTCTTCTGCCGTTCGGCTCCGACGTCGGCGAAGATGATGAGGTCAGGCCGGATGCCACGCTGCCAGTATCCGACGAGCATGGCGGTGCTGTCCCGGCCCATGCCGTAACACACAACGAGAGGTGACTTTGCCATTAGATTATTGTGATCCCGGGTAGATTGCCCTGTTCGCACAGGACGCCATGGATCATACAGCCCATGGGGGGTGCGGTTTGGGCCAGCATAATCAGGGTTAGTGGCATGCCCATGGCGGCGAAACTTTTTGCCATGTCGTCGTCCAACTCTTCCTTGAGCTGCGCCCACTTCACCGGGCCGAGCAGCACGCGCTGCGGCTTCATGCCGATCACCTTCGCAAGGTCGATGGCGTAGGCGATGCGGCTGATGATGGTCGTGCCGGGCATTACCGGGCGGACGGTGGCGACGGGCCAGGAGCTCATGGCGCACCGCCTTTCAGTGCCCGCACGACGGACGCCAGCATAACCTTCTGCATCTCGGGGTCTTTGAGGTAGAGGCCCATTTCCAGCTGAACCCGGATCTTGCGCAGAGTGTCACGCATCACTGGCGCAGCAGCGACGAGGTGCGCACGTTCCGGCGGGCCGTCGCGCATGACGCAGATGATCTCGCCTTTCAGTAGCCACCAATTCCCCTTGTCGGTGTCGGACACAAGGATCTCGGCGTCGTTGGTGACGATGTAGCGGTGGTCGTGGAACGTGTGCTTTCCTCCGTGCTCGGGGCATGGCATCACCTTCCATCTGCCGATCTCCTCTTGAACAGGAAGCGGCTCGATGATGTCCGTCGTCGTGCCGTACTTATACAGCGTGAGCACAGCCTCGGCGGGGCAGTAGCCATGCGAGTCGGCCGGCTCACCCTCGTCACGGTGCGGGCCTTCGAGGACGACGGCCATGGTGATGCGGTCCTTGTTGGCGATCTCGGTCGCCTGCTTGATGGCTTCAGTGCGTGTCATGTGGCAACATCTTCCTTTCGTTTGTCGTCGAGCACCTTCGCGCCAGCGGCCTCGGCCTGCTCACGGGTGAAGGGTCCGTCGAAGATCAGGTACGATTTGCTCTCGAGCAGGAGTGCCCGGTCTCGGGCCAGCGTGACGGCGCGGGTGTGCCAGAGCTCGCCGTGCGTGCTTGCCCCAGCGGTACGAAACTTATCCTTGTTCGCAGCGTAGAAGGCGTCGCACCGATCTCGGATCGGCTTGGCTTCCGGCTTCGCCAGCCATGCGTCCACGCCTTTCATGTAGGAGGGTGGGTTCATCGCCTGACGCACGGCGCTGAACAACTCGTCGTCGGAGAACAGATCCGGGAAGGCGATGGCGACCAGCACCCAGTCGCAGTCCTCCTCGTACCAGCCCGGCCCCGCCCAGGTGCCGAGCGCATCGAGCGGCTTCGGCATGCGGGCCAGCGCCTCATCGCTGATGTGGAAGCCGCCATGCGAAGCGGTGGTATAGAACGTGACGCCGGGTCCGTACTCGGTGGCGGATTGCGCCGGACCCCATGGTGTCTCGGGTGCGGGCGGATGGCTGTGCCCTGAGAAGGGCGTGGTTGTGCGGTTCATGTGAGTTGTTGCTTCATAATGTGGGTAACATTTTAGAATCTAAAATGTCGAGTGGAAATCAGGCGTTTGGCGGTTATGTTACTCGACTTCCTCCACCCAAGCGGCGGCGAACTTGGGGTCGGCGGCGGCGGCGGCTTCGACGGCCCGCTGAGATGCCTCGCCGAGCGCCTGCTCGCCCTCGCCTAGCCATTCGATAAGCTCGGCCGGGGCGGGGAAGGAACTGGCGGTGCGACGAGTGCGCTCGCCCTCCCACAGGCTGCATCGCTCGATGCGGGCGATGTAACGCTCGCTTTGGGTGCGGTAAATCTCGACCGTCGTCCAGCGGGTCGAGTTGTGATCCCTGTTGGAGCCAACGGCGATCCTCTCGCCTGTGAAAACGATGGGGGGTAGGCCATCGCGCTTGATCGTGATCTTGTTCATGTCTGTGTGTGTGCCGCTGTCGTCGGTCGCGTGCGTCACCGGAGCAGACGGGTTTCGGTCTGCCAGCGATTGCTCATTGGATACGAGAAGGGCCACGCTTGCGGCGCGGCCTGGGTTGAGGGGTGGCTGGCGATTGGAGGACGGCGATGTAGCGGCAGCTACAATGCGGGCGAAGGGATCGCATCGCTGCGATCTGATCCGCGTTCAGCGGCTTTGGTTTTGTCATTGGGATTGCGCTTCAGTCATCACGGTACGGCAGCCGCAGACGCGGCGACTCAACGACGGCGAGCGCCGGATCGTTGAGGGCTGGCGTCGTGCGGCCGTACTTGGCACCGCTGCGCTGACGCAGCAGGCGTGCCTTGGCCTGGTGCCAGGTGCGGGCCTCGCCGCGCCGGACCATGAGGTCGGCGGCGCGATCGAGGGGCATGTCACGAGGTATGGGGCGGAAGCCGGTGTTCATATGGCACCCCCTTTCTTGCTAAAAACCTGACCGCCTAGCGATTTGGCTAGACGTTGGGCATCGCGCTTTGCGTTGCGTCCGCAGAAGTATCCGCAAGGGCGTCCCGTGCGGTGGGTGGCGACCCAGTATTTCCTTTGGTCGTTGTTCAAGAGGCACTTCCTTCGGCGCGGGCCTTGGTCGATGGCGGTGTTCATGTGGCGGTGTCGTCCTCACTCGGTTCGACGTAGGCAAAGCACCCGCACTCAGGGCACTCGCCAGCCGGAACAATTCCTCCGACGTCGAGCCGTTCGGCGAGGCGGTGGATCTCGTGCAGGGTCTTGCCCAGTTCACGATACGGGCCGCTCCAATCGCAGTCATCGCAGCGGCATTCGGTAGTGTCACTTGTCATGGTCGAGATCTCCACGCCGAGCGAGCTCGGCCATGAGCAGCAGGCCGAAGGCGCGGGCGTTCTGGGCTTTGTAGTAACAGCGGGGCCTTGGCCTGATGTCGTAATGAAAGCGAAGAAGGTCCGGCCACCATGCGCCCGATGCACTGGCCTTCGCCGGCTTGAAGTAGCGCAAGAATGCGTCGCGCATCTGAACATTGATGCCCCAATCTTCAGGGGAGGCTGAGTCGATAGCGGTGCAGGCATAGTAATGCTCCCGCGTGACGATATACCCGGCGGCGAGCGTGAAGACCGCAGCCATCTCGGCGCGCTGGCGTTTGGTTCTTGGAGTCGGCTTCATGTCAGGAGTGCTCCTCGTAGGCGCAGATCAGGCAGACCTTGCGGCCACCGGACAGCGTGGTTGCGGGACGACTGAGGCACTTCGGGCAGAGCGGAGATGCCTGCGGCTTGGGTGCACGGCGGCGGGTCAGGTAGCCGACGAGCAGGATGCCGGCGGCGATCGCGACTGCGATGATGATGGCGGTGTTCACTTAACGCCCTCCTTCGGTGGTTGAGTTTTCTTCGGGTAAAGAACGGCGTGTGCTTTCGCCAACGCCTCCTTGCTCAGGCACGCGCCGACCCACATGTCGGTCATGCGGTATGCGTGCCTGGTGAAATTGATGTCGCCCATGACCACGCGCAGCGCAGCGACGGCGTCGTCGCGCTCCTTCTCGAGCTCCTCGAGGCGGTCGGCGACGATGTCCGCCGTGGCTGGCGACATGAGGGTGCGCAGTAATGCGCGGTTCAGTTTTTGAATCACGCTGCCACCTCCTTCACGTCCGCCGCGGCGACTGCCTTCGCCTTGCCACCAAGGAAGCGAACGTGCCGCCACTCGGTCGGTGCGACGTAGTCATAGTATTCGTCGAGCTGCTTCACCGGGAAGCCGGCTGCCTTCCACGCCTCGAAGTATTCATTGCGGGTGCTGCGGATCAGGTCGCCATTGCGTGCCTCGAGGATGAGCATGGCGCGCGCCTCGTCTTCATCGCGGGCAACGCAGCCCCAGTAGCAACCAGAGCTGGAATTCATCGTCTCCCAGTCGTCGCGCCACGCCTTCCACTCAGGCCCCTTGTATGTCGAGAGCGTGACGTACTCCGAGTGCCGGCGACAATACATGACCTGCTCGGCCTTCAACTCATCGAGGGTGATGGCCCACTGCATCGGATCACTGATCGGGCGATCCCGCTTCTTGCCGTGCTGGCGCACGAGCTTCGCCATGAGCGCACCCATGCCGATGAACGCATCGGGGGTGCAGTGCTCGCCATCGGCGCTGCATCCGTAGTAGAGGAGCGCGCCATCCTCTTTGACTTCGGACTTGGTGGCTTGGAAGCGGAGCTTCAGGAACGGCAGGTTGTTGTTGTAGAGCTTCGCGACCGCGATGTTCAGATGCGTGACGACGTAGTCGCCGCGCACGTCCTGACTGATGTGATAGATCAGCCGGCCGGGCTTGATCGGATGGGTTGGTTTCATGAGAGAGTGAGATCGGGTTGGGGATTGGGTGGCGTCACGATCCGCAGCATCCCCATCCGACGGAGCCAGCAGCGGCGGGCGCGCGGCGTGTCGTTGAGGATGTGCGGTCGGCGGGTGGCGTACCGTTGCTGGCGCACGTAGCCCCGGGCGAAGATCTCGCACCGGGACCACGTCGCCGGCCCGAAGATCAGCTCGGCCTCACGCCATGGCGTAGTGACCAGCACGATACTCGGGCGGTTGCCTGCGGGCATGGGTTACTTGCGGGACTCAGCCTTGGCGATCAGCTCGGCGTGGATTTTCTCCACGGCGCGGAGCGTTTCGACGTAGCGCTGGATGTGGGAAAGGGTTCCTAGATCGATTATCGACCAGCCGTCGTCATTGATGGTGACTGCGGCTGCGATCTGCCCTCCATGGAGCTTGTCCACGCGGATCATGGTCTGCCCCAGCGTGGCGAAAGCACCACCGCTATACTCATAGCCCGATTCGTGCGAGCCGTGGTACGGAATGCCACGAGGCAGGCCACGGCAGCCGAAGCCATCGTCGCCAGTGCCGACGCCGAGGGCGTAGTTCATTTCCTCGGCGAACAGGTTGGCGACAGGTGAATCGGATTCGTCATCAAACTCATCCGTGAAGCCGAGATCCTTGAACAGGTGGGCGTACTCACGCGCCACCGTCACTTGCATATAGCAGCGGTCTCCCATTGTAGTGTGTGGTTGAGGGTTGTGTTTTACGTTTCAAAGTGGGCGTGTTGCCCATAGGTGGAGGTAACAAGCACGCTGAATCAGTCGTGCTCGGGGTCCTTCGCTATCCGGCAGATCGCGACGATGAGGGCCGACGCGATCAGCAGCGCGAGGCCGCCGAGGGTGAGGAGGGTTGTCATGGGGAGGGAGGGATGCCGAGCGCACGCTTGATGTCGCGATCGGTGGTGATGAAGACCTTGTCGTCGGAGAGGCGCTTGATGAGGAACGCTTTTCCCAGTGCCCTGGCGCGGTAGCCGTGCAGCACGTAGCTGTCGCGGCCGAGCGTGAACACCTGGGTCAGGTGCGCTTCGGTGAGGCCGAGGAACCGATACGATTGCTTGAGATAGGCCTGCTCCTTGGTCACGGCCACGCCCTCCGGGCTGATGACACGGACCTCCAGCTTGTAGGTGGCGTTCATCAGGGTGAAGGAGGCGTTGCACGCCTCGAGTTCGACGCCGTGCTTAAGGCCGACGGCCTTGAGTGCGGCGTTAATGTCCGGCCGCAGCGCGGCGAGGAGATCCTTTGATATGGTGGATGGGTTCATGGCGGGGAAATCCAAGCTGATCCGGGCGTACGGAGGGTCACATGCCCCTCGATGGTGCAGATGACGGCGAAATCCGACACCCTCCGGCCTTTGCGATCCGCTGGCGCGAGGCGGCGAAAGGCCTCATCCTGTGCATCTGCCTGCGCCTGTGACGCGAATTGCCTGGTCATATAGGCCACGTAGTAGTTGCGGGAGTGGCGACGTGAGCACCGATCGAATGGATCGAGCTGCTCGTCAGGGTAGCGCAGGAGGATGGTGTATTTCATGGGAAAGTCAGTCTTCCACCCGGGCTACGATGCATCGTCGACTTTGTCTTCCCATCGTGCTTCAATGCGCGAATGCATTGAGGCATTCCCGGGTGACAACAGGCGAATACTGGCCCCAGCGGGCACCACATAGGAGTCTTCGCCACCGGCGGATCTCCAATAGAACTCGACGGCCCTCGCTAAGGTTACCGGCTCGTTTGAGAGCCATACGTGCTCCGTTGTGCCATCAGCACGGGAGAAGAAGCGATTGAGTTTGGACGAATCAACAATGGACTCGACTGGTAGATGGTGACGGGATGACGGAATAATGACTGTTTTCATGAGATGTGTCATGGCACGGCCTCCCACCCGAAGGGTTTGCATACGAAGCGGAGGTAACGGTCGGGGACGCCGGTGATGATGACCTCATCGCCGACGGAGAGCGACGGCATGCGCATGCCAAGCAGTGACATCAGCTCACTGCCATCGACGGCATTGAACTGGCGGAAGACCCAGCGCAGCAAGGCGCCGGTGTCGAGGGAGGTCACGCTGGTCATCTGCTCATTGCGGATGGTCAGCGACGAGTAGCGATAGGGCTGCGCAGCCTGCGGGTTGTGGTCCAGCTGGCGGATCGTGATGGTGATGGTGTCCATGGGAAAGTGTCAGTCTTCCACCCGGCGGATGTACCAGGCGCCGCCGGAGCGGAGTGATTCGTAACGCGATGAGCCAAGGATGCTCGAGATGAGGAGCAAGTCCTCGATGAAGTTGCCGCCGTCGTTGGGCGGGTTGGGATACGGCACCCAGCCAGCGGACGGGGACCGCAGCGGCGGCGGGGCAAGGCGGTGCGGCAGCTTGCACGGCACGACGTGGATGCCGTGCACCTTGGCCACGATGCGGCCACGGTAGGCGAACTCGTCGCCGTCCTTGATGGCGTCCGAGCATTGGCGCAGATCGTAGAGGCAGCCCAGCGCGTCGCCGTTCCAGCGGCGCGGGATGATGGGTTCGCCCTCGTCGGAGCGGGTGAAGAGGAGCGTGTCCTCCTCGTCTGCCTCGAGATCGGGGATGTTGACGTAAAGGCCGCTATTGTAAGCGGTGATTTTCCAGGTGGTCATGGGAAATAGTCGCGCCGTGGGCCGCACGGCGCGCATTGGACTGTGGGTTGTGATCAGGCAGCGGTGAGGCCGCCCATAAACTCGCCGTGATGAGTGTCCGCCCGTGCTCGACGGGCATAGCGGCGACTGGCGGCGGCTTCCGCCAGTCCCCATGGACACTCGCCTTAAAGATTTCGGGTGGCATCGAGGTGGCTTCTGCCCCACCTGCCTCTTGGCCCACCCAGCAAAGTCTCAGGTCGAATGCAGACCGCACCGGCGGCGCGGCTTAAATCCAAGGATGTCCGCCACGCTGGCGGCCGGGCGGGCTACGGGCTTCGGAGGCGGCGTGCGATCCTCGATAGTGACGGAGCGCGGGGCGTAGCCGTAGCGCTGTTCATGTTTGCGGGCCGAGGCCTGCTCCCAGATCTGATTTAGTTGGCTCATGGCAATAGAGTTGAGGTTACACTTTCGAAAAGGAATGCCGCACCGTCGTGGGCGCATGCACCCAGTTGCCCGGCGTCATCAGCTGCGGCGCTGACATCAGGCGGTGGTCGCCCTTCAGGCGATGCTTGGACATGACGCGAAAGGCCTCGCCCTTCCGCATGTGAAAGCGCCCACCGTCCAAGGCCGCAGGCAGGAACGAAACCGGCCGGGGGCGCACGGCCACGGCCACCCGACCAAGCTGCCCCAGGGCATCCGCCGGCAGATGCCACTTGCTCAGACCCCGGCGAGCGTCCGCGCTCATGCCCATAGAGCCGGGCGATCGCGCGGCTCGAGATAGCCATTGGCGAAGAGCCATTCGGCCACCGGAGCGGGCAGGGTCAGGTCGTCACCGTAGGCGAACACGATCTCCTGCCCGGCAAATTCAGGGAACACCTCGACAAAACGCGCACCGTTCGCACGGTCGCGGAAAGCGGCAAACACGCCCTTGCGCTTGACCACCGTGAAGCCGATTTCGCGCTTGCGCACGTCCCGGCGCCACTCACAGACCCGCTCGCGCAGCTTGTCGCACACGAGCGTCACCGTCAGTTTGGATTTCATACCGATACGCGCCGGCCCCCGTGGACCGCGCGGCGTTTCGCTGGGATTTCACCAGCTCATCAGTCGGTTCGAGTCATCTCCTACCCTCACGCCTTCGAGGCAATCGCCGCATAGGCAGCACGCACCTGCGCGGCATGCGACGTCGCCTTCGGCTTTTCGCCGTGCGTCTTCTGGAACGTCAGCTTGGTCGTGGTCTTGGCCGCGCCCACACGAACCGTGTAGGCCACCAAGTCACCGCCGTTGTCCATCGCCTCATCGCAATACATGGCCTTGTTCGCCATCAGATCCGCCTTGCGCGCATCTGCGGTCTTTTTGACCGAAGCGCGCTGGCTGTCCGTCAGGCGGACATACTTGCCCGGCTGGTAACCCTCGGGAATCGCCGCGCCATGCGCGGTCGCCTTCAGGATCACAACCATGTGCGCCAACGTCGCCACCGGCAGCAGTGAGACGAACGCCTTGCGGGCTTCCGTCGCGTGGAACTGGGTCAACTGAACCCGCGAGTCCGCGAGATCCAGCTCACTGAGCTCCGAACCGGCGTCCGCCTCAGCGGCAGCATCTTTCGCCAACTCTTCGGCCAACACCGTGTCATCCTCCAGAATGTCGAGCAGCTTCGCGCTGGCCTCGTCATTCGAGATCAAACCCTTGTCCAACTGCGCCACGATGTCATTCTTGATCGAGTTATTCATGAGAAACTCGGTTCCGTCCTGCGGGGTCCGATTGGTCGCTGGCCTGAAGAGGCTTCGCGGGATCGGGTGCCCCACTATCGGGATACCGATACGCCATTTTTCACGCGCCCCGCTGTAAACCATTTCGCTTGCGACATTTGAACGGCCGTCCGCCACTTCGCCCCACTACTTTAAGTGCATTCGTGCGCTGCGGCCGAGTTCGATCCGCGTCATGCGACCCACGTAAAAAAATCCGCCGTCGAGCTAAGATTCCATCAGGTGTGATCCACGCGCCGTCGGTTGCGGTATCGTGGGATTGTAAGTCCCCTTATTGCAACCCATATGCGCTAGCTTGTTCCGGTAGCCCCCCGGCAGTCTCTCGCGGCTGACTGCTGCCTCGTGCCGGGCGAGTCGCGAACCGGTCGAGCGTTGCTCTAGACCGTCGGACTGCTAACCCTGACACCAGCAGCAACTTGCTGACTATCAGTGACCTAACCTAGGCAGAGGTAACAGCAAAATCCGATATACCCCCCCGGGGGTATTCGGGGTTTCGACCTGGCCGCCTTCCCCGTATATAATCCCCTCCCTCTGAACTTTCGGGCCTGGCTCGCGTGGGTGGATTCAGGCCTATTTTTCTAGGTCCATTCAGGCCTATTTCTCTTTTTTACAATTTGTCTCATGGGATAATTTTCCCATGAGACCACTTCCCATGAGACTGCTCGGTTTTTTACACGTTGTCTCATGGTCTCATGGGATGGGGTATTGTATAATACCCCTCCCATGAGACCATGAGACTGTGGAAAACCGGGTGAGACCGGGTTCAGGACGGCCGTTTCGCGCCAGCTTCCGTGCCTTTAGGATTAAAAAGACCCCCCTCTTCTGCGCGCAGACCGGCTGTTTCGATCCGACAGGCCTTAAATCGCAAAGGACGGCGTTTAAATCGGTCTCATGGGAAACGCATTTTTTATCCCATGAGACCATTTCCCATGAGACCACTTTTTACATTTCGTTTTTTACACTTTGTCTCATGGCATTCCCGTGAGACAAATTGTAAAAAAACACCCTCTTTCGTTGCCCACGGTTTGAGGTTGCCATCTCGAGGCCGGTTTGCCGGCATCGGGGCGTGAGCTTGGCGCTTCTACTCCTCGTTTTGCAGAGCCGGCTGGCGTGGGCGCAGGTTCCTGAGCGCGCTTCGGCGCCTAGGGCGGTGCTTATCGCGCTGCGGGACATGCAGTTTCGGGGATTCCGCCGATGAACCGGCGTGGCTTTATCCGAAACCTGCTGGCGGGTGGCGCGGTGGCGGCCGTTGCGCCGAAAGAGGCGATCGACGAGGCGGTCGGTCCGGATGATTGCCCGTTCTGAACGTATTTTACACATGAGCAGCGACACGCCACTGACGGATGCGGAGTACGTCACGACCTACGACGGCGGGGACCACCCGCATTGGGCAACAGCGGTGCGACATGGGCCGTATGCTGGCTATTGCTACACTCAGGAGGCGGCAGACCACCTGACCAAAATGCTCAACGAACGTATCACTCTCGAACGCCGCGTCAGCCAGCTAGAGGCCCAACTTGCCGAGGCGCGCAAGGATTCGGAGCGGTTGGCTAAAGCTGACCGGCTCGCGCTCTACGACGGGAAGGATGGGCACCGCGAGTGGTGGAGCGGAGGGACGTGGCTCTATCCAGGTGATGAGATCATACAACTAGACGCGAAACCATGAGCCCACAACGCAAAGCCAAGAAGCCCGCGAGGATTAACGGGGAAATCAAGCAGTCCATGATGCCGATACGGGACAATCGTGGCATGACGATTCGTTTTGAGGATCGCCCCAAGTATCTACAACTCCCCATCGACAACCCTGACGCGCTGGTTGAGCAGGTGGCCAACGACATGGCGGCCTATGGCCGTAGTGGACAGTATCTGTTGACATGGGAGGATATTGCCCGCGCCGCCCTGCGCTCCCTCGGTGTGCCGATTAAGGGAGGGAAAAAACCATGAGCACGCAACCAAGCGAGCACGCGCAGCGGGCATCGAAAGCATTAGACGGTGGCGACATCGAGGCGCACATCATCGACCATCACGCGATCGCTCCCGCCGTGGCCGAGCGGGACCGGCGAATTGCCGAGTTAGAGGCGCGTATCGCCAAGCAAAACGCGATCATTGACCGGCTGAACCACTGCGGATCCGACACCGAGCGGATCGAGTGGCTGGAGCGTATGTGCTTTGACCTCACCGAATCAAAAGGGCGATGGTGCGTCTCGGACTTTATCGTCGAGAGGGCGCACTACGGCAAGACCGTGCGAGAGGCGGTCGACGCGGTGGGCCGGGTCACGGATTGCCCGGGTCAAATAATCACGGCGCACTGGATGCAGACCGCGCGCTCCACTGCGATGTACAGCGAGGCCTACCTCGCCGCCTTGAACGAAATCATGGCCGGAAAAGCCAATTTTTACACTTTGTCTCATGGGAAAATATCCCGTGAGACTGCCGGGCTCCGGGGAGCCCCATGAGATCGACCCCACGTCATTTACGTGAGTGGCTGGCGGTCCTGCACTATAACGGGGACCAGGTGACGTGGCGCACATGGTGGAAGATGCTGCGCGGGGCAGTGTCCATGGTCGCCCGGCCGCTGCCCCGGGCCGTCTGGCGTAACCGGGCGCGGACGTGCGCGCGGTGCCCCCTCTTCGACCGCGAGTTGCGGCGCTGCGCCGGGCCGTGGGTGCAGGGCAAGCCTACCGGGTGCGGGTGCTACCTCGTTTGGATGATCCGCGTGCCGGCGCCTTACCCTGCGGGGTGCTGGGCGAAGCAGTTCTTGGCGCCTGAGACGGGGCTGGGCTGGCCGGCTTACCCATCGGCAACGCCGAGGAGTCCAGGATCTTGAATGCGATCCACTTCTCCCCCTCGATGGTCTCATAACTGGAGAACCGGGTCTTCACTCGATGCAGGGTGTCCCTCTGCATGATCGTCCAGTCGTAGTGCAGCGCTGGATCAAGCGGAGGGCTATTCTCGTCCATCAAGTTGGAGTACGGCACGAACAGGTACTCGCCGCGAACGAAGGTATTGGTGCTCACGGCTTATCCTCCGGGTGCATCTCTTCGATTTTCAGGGTTCATGATGGGTTTGGTTGTTCCGAGCCGCCAGCACCGCCAGCAGGTTCAGCCGGATCGTCTTGAGCGCGGCCCGCTGGATCTTCTCACGGATGGCGTTCGGCACGCCGCGCGCCGCCTTGAGCCGTGCGGCCGCAATGTCAGGGGTGATGGTCGGGAAGAGCTCCCGGGCTTCGCGTGCGTTCACGTCGCCACCTCCTTCCGCCGAATCTCGAGTCCGGCCAGATGCTCCATGACCTTGAGGTGATGCAGCTCCGGCTCGAAGCCGACCTTGGCCGCAATCAACCCGTATTTGTAGGTGACTTTCGCCAGCCGTTCGTGGGCCTGCGCGAGACTTTCACGGAGGGTGGCGTTCTCGGCCTGCAGTTTTTGGAGTGAGTCCATGGCGTCAGAGGTGGCGGGTGAAGTAGAGTTCCATGAGGCGCTGCATGACCCGAATCCCGAGCGACTGCGGCAGGGTGGCGTGCAGCTTTTCAGCGAGCGCGTCACCCTCGTATTTGATGGTGTGGCTCATCGCCGTCAGGTTGACCTGCCCGCTGGGTGCCGCCCGGTTCAACTCCGACAGCGGCTCCTCGATGCGGATGACGACCGGCTCGCTGTTGTCAGCGCGGTGGATGGAGAGGGTTGTCACGACGCGCCATCCTTCTTCCCGTCATTGCCCTCGAGCACCGCGCGCTCCTTCACGAGATCGCGGTTGAGCGCGGCGTCGCTGGTGAATTTCTCCGGGTAGCGCGCCTGGAGCTTTTGGATATTGACCGTGGCGCACGCCTCCAGCGTCGAGTCGGCGGCATGTGCGAGCTCCGAGAGCACGCACACGATGTCGCGCACCCTCAGCTGATAGTTTTCCTCCATCGAGCCCAGTCGCATCGTTTCCAGCCCGATCAGGCTGGCCGACTCCTTCATGAGTTCGAACGCGAGCGACTTGAGATCCGCATGCCGGTTGAAGGGCGCCCACGCAGTCGAGAACTCCTCCATGTCATTCGTGCCGACAAGGCCTGCCAGCCGCCAGCCGAACGCCCGACAGATCAGCGGCACGTACCACAGCGCATCGCCGATCTCCTCGCGGAAATTCACGAGGTCGACCGGCTTGCCGTAGGCGTGCTGCTTCTTCATCACGTCGACCAGCTCGGCCGCTTCGGTGCAGAGGCCCATGATCGCATGGATCATGTCATGCTCACGAGCCTGCAGCGAATGCACGGCGGCGTGGACGGGGGCCGTGCGGAGCGCGGCTTGTTCGTATTCAGAGAACGTATTCATTGTCAGATTACACTGGCGGATTCCTTGCGGGTGCGCTTCAGGGAAGCGCGGGTTGATGTGGGCTCCTGGAGTTCCAGGAGAATGTGCAACGCGGCCTTGGCGGCTGCGATCTGGCGAATGGCGGCGACTTCCTTCAGCTTCCCGGCCGCCACCCATTTGGGATACGCGCGCTCACGCATCGCGATCTCCCGCTTGAGGTCCATGACCACGTCCTCGAAGGTGACCTCGACTTCGATCATGGCTCAGTCGGTTGTGGTTGCGGTGCCTTCACCGGCGAGGTCAGGTCGATCGGCTGTGGCGCGAATAGTTTCTGCCGGTGCTTCCGGCTTCGGCGGTTGCGCTCCCGACCGAAGAACATCGGCCGGCCGATCACATTCTTTTTGATGGCGACATTCGCGCGGTGATCTGCCCTTTCGGCGGCGGACCCGAGTTTGACCTTTTGTTGTTTGCTCATGGATGGGTGAATTATTGAGTGTGTCGGTGAGTGCCATCGGCACCCAGGCGAAGTAGTCCCATCCGGCCGGCGCCGCCATGCGCAGCTTCGAGAGCTCGAGCTCGATGTGGGACCACTCGACCGACGCTATATAGATGCCGTACTCAAATGGTGTCACTGCGTGGATTCTGAATTTCATGCCGTCTCCCTTAGTTTGGTTTTGGCAAGCTCGTCACCGAGCGCCGTGCGCCGCCACCGCTTGTCCTCAAGTTGTTCGACGATCCCGTCATCAATCATGCGCTTCTGCCAGCGGGCCATGGTCGGCTTGCTGACGCCGCAGCCCTCGGCGGCCGCGCGCCAGATCATTGCACAAGGTTCACCCTCGGTCGCCTGCTCCGGGTAATAGACGATCAGCACGTCCGCAGTGTAGGCCTCGCCGTAACTGCCGGTGTTCTTCTTCGCCTTGTTTCCCTCCCGCACCGGCTCTTCGGCATCCGGCTTGCGGCCCTCCCAGAAGATGACCGGGAAATTGCTCTTCCGGCCTTCGATGCGAATGACCTCATTCGAGTGCTGGGCTGGAATCTTCGTGGTGATTTCCCAGCGCACGACGCCATCACCATTGCCCGGGACCTCGATCGCGACGCCGGCCCGCTTGCCGCGCTTCGCCAGCACGATATTGAACCGGCCCTCGTCCTCGCTCGGCTTGATTGTGACAACCGCGCGCGCCCAGTTCACCAGCTCGGCGCTCCCAGCCGCGTCGTACATGAACTCGCTCCACTTCTTGTCGGGGACGTTCTTCCCAGTGACCGGCTTTGGCGTGTGATGCACGACCATGAAAGCGAACTTCTCCTCGCGGTTCACGACGTTCAGCCCCTTGCGCAGGAACCGCCCAATCTCGGCCGCGTCCGCGATGTCGCAGCCGGCGTAGGAGTGAAGTGGGTTCAGCCACACGAGATCCGGCGCTACCTGCTGCCCGACCATGCGAAGCCACGCGATGAACTCCTCGCCTGACTTCTCCCGCTGGCGCAGGAATACGACGTTCTTATTGACCTGCTCAATATCGGCTGCGGTCAGCTTCATCTTGTAGTAGATCGAGTACAGCACCTCCGCAATGTCGCCGTCGGAATCCTCAGCCTGAATGATCAGCGACTTGATCGGCTTGCGGGTATGGATGCCGAGGAACGACCGGCCGAGCGCGGCGCATACGGCCCACTGGACACTGAATGAACTCTTGCCCATACCCGACGATGATACGACCAACGCGCTGTCGCCCCGCCCGATGTAGCGACCGCGTCCGAGCAGCATGGATTCATCGTCGTCTGGCAGCAGCTCGAATTCACCTGCCCCCTTGGGCTTCGTATTGTTCACGCCGCCGTTCTGCAGCTGCTCCACCCGACTGCGGATCGAGCCAAGGAACTCGTCCATCTGACCGCTGTAGTCGTAGCAGTCCTCCACCGCGCGCGTGAGCGTCTTGATGGTGTCGCGCAACTTCGCCATCTCGCCGACCTTGTCGATGAAGTAGCGGGCTTGGGCGGTGGTCGGGATGCGGTCGCTGACCTGGGTGAGGTACGCATAGCCTCCGACCTGATCCAGCTTCTTCGCCGCCTTCAGCTCTTCTGCCACTACCGACACATCGACCGGCGCTTGCCGGTGGAACAGGTCGAGGATGCACCCGAAGATCTCGCCGTTCTTCGGCTCATAGAACGAGTGCGGCGTGATGCGCTGGTCGATACACCGCGAAATTGTCTCAGCGCCGTCGAGCAGGCATGTGGAGAGAAGGTGCTCCTCGGCCTCGATGCTGTGCGGCAATGACCGCCCGATGTTGGAGGTCGTGGCCATTAGTTATTCCCTCCGAAGATGGTGCTCAAGTCCTCGATCTGCTCGTCAGCCGACGGCAGCGGTGCCGGATCAAAGAGGCTCCGCGCGCGGGTGCCTGCGCCCGCCATCTCGTCCACGTCCATGCTCAACTGAGAGGCGATCTCCTGCAGCTCGGACTGGACCTGCTCTGCCTCTCGCTTCTTTTCCTTCCGGCGCTGCTCCCATTCGGTGAACTTCTCGCGCTGCCGGCGCGTCGCCTCTTCCTTGGTGAAGCCTATCGCATCCACGCCGATCTTGCGGAAGAAATTCAACTGCCTGATCGTGCACAGCCCCTTGCGGTGCCGGTCCATGATGCGATTGATGATCGCGTGGGCGTGGCCCCAGCAGGTAACAGCTTTCACGTTGACGCCGTTTGATTCCAAAATGTGCGCCTGCTTGGGGCTCACCGGCGCGCTGTCGTGGGCCGTCTCGGGCTCGTAGTCCGCGAGATCGACGTCGCCCAAGCTCGTCGCAATCGCGAGCGGGTCGATCACCTGGGACTTTTTGCGAGCGTTCTTCCTCACCTCGTCCTCAAGTTTCTTGAGGAGGTCGCGTTCGGCCTGCGCCTCGGCCTCGATGAGGTCGCCCTCCTTGCCGTCCATGAGTTCCTTGATCCGGTCGTCCTTCGTGACCAGCGAAGCGGGCGTGCACAGGTCGTGCTTCTCGTAGAGCCAGAGAAAATCCAGCACCTTTACGTGCGGTTTCGATGAGGCGCGGATCAGTTCGACTCGCTCGAGCGCATTGGCCGCAGCATTGAGCTGCTGGACGATTTCTCCGATGGGGCGAGTGCCCCGGCCGATGATTTGGCAGTAGAGGGAGCGAATTTTTGTCGGCCGCAGGCAGACGACGTTGCGGATCGTGTCGTCATCGTAGCCCTCGGTCAGCACGGCCATGTTGGTGAGCGCCTGAAACTCGCCGCGCTTGTGCCGCGCGACCCGCTCCGTCCGATCAGGGCAAAGTTTCTTGTCGCCGCAGACCCAGTCCGCCGAAACGCCGCACTTCGTCAGCGCCGCCGCCATGATTTGAGCCGTCTCGACCGACGGCAGGAAGATCAACACCTTCTCTTTCGCGACTTCGGCGCGAATCGCCTCGGCAATCGCGTCCATGAACGGGACCAATCGCTCTCCGACCTGTCCCCGGTCGAGATCGGCTCCGTCGGCGGTCTGTTTTGTCTTCACGCCGCTCAAGTCGATCTTGATTGGCATGGTCTTGACGATCGGACGCACGAGCCAGCCGTCGCGAACTGCCTTGAGCAGCCCATAATCGTAGGCGACGCGCTGATAAAACTCGCCGAGAGCGCGTTTGTCGCCGCGATCGGCGGTTGCGGTCACCCCGACGACCTTCGCGCCGCCGGCCACGAAGTGCTGCAGCACTTTTTGGTATCCGGCGGCGAGCGATCGGTGCGCTTCGTCCACCACGACGACCGAAAAATGATTTTTCGGCCAGGACGATAGGCGGAAATCGCCCTGCAACGTCTGCACCGACCCAACGACTACCTTCTCGAAGCGCGATGCGTAGCTTCCGGCCTTCTCTTTGCCTGCTCTGAGCCCCGTCGTGCGCTGAAACTTGTCGATCGCCTGATCAATCAGCTCATCTGTGTGCGCCAGAATCAAAACTCGCCCGCCCTTTTCCACTTCCTGCGCCGCGAGCAGCGAAAACACGACCGTCTTGCCACAACCCGTGGCCATGCACACGAGCTGATGCTTGATTCCATCGTCAAGCCACCCCTCGCGGAGGGATTCGATGGACTCAATCTGATATGGGCGGGCGGAAATCATTCAGAAAAGGGCAGAGAGGTCTTCAGGCTCGGTGCGGGTGCGTCCGCAGGAGCGGCAGGTTGGGGTGATAGGGGTTGCGCGGCCGAAGCGATGCCAGCAAATGCCGCAGACGAGGCCGCGATCTGGCTCGGGCCGAAAATCAGGATATGGCTCGGACGGCGATTGCGATTCGAGGGTCGGTGCCCCTCCGCTTGTGGACGTTGAGATCGTCGATCTGGCTGTCGTCCTCCCAGAGCTTGAGCTCGGTGAGCGTGTCGAGGATGAGTTTGAGGCTGTTGTCGACGTCGGGGCGCTTGCCATGGTGAATCTCGAATCGAGGGTCGCTGAGTTTGTCGGCGTGCTTCGCGGCCTGCTCCTCCGTGAACGGGAAGACGAACTTGACTGAGACGTGCAGCGGGCCGATGAGCGGGGTGAAAAACTTGCGGTGGGCGACGTACTCGGCCCCGGTCCAGAGCTGGATGCAGCGCTTCACGCGCCGCTTTTCCGCCTTAACCGCGACCTTCGTATAGAAGGAGCGCGACTTGAAGTTCACGCCCTTCTGTTGGGCCGTGATCGTTGCGGGCTCTCCGGGGATGAGCAGCGAGATCATTTGAACAGCAGCTTCTTGACCTTCGGCCGCGTGATAAGGTGACCCATCGAGCGCTTGATCCAGCTTTGCGCGGTCTCGACCTCCTCCTTCGTGCTCTTCCGCTGCATCTCGCCTTCCTCGACGAGCACGTCCTCGGCGTCGCTCACCGACATCGCGAGCGTCTTCCACGCAAGATCGTCCGCGTCGTCCTCGGTGCAGCCGGTGAGCTCCATGATTTTCTTGGAGATGAAGGCGTGCGCGACTTTTGGGTGGGTGACCTTGCGCCGGCCATCTTCCTCGACGACTCGGGCCAGCGTGCCGTCCGAAAGTACGACGTCGCCCTCGGTGGCGACGCGCGCCTTGAACTGCTCCAGGATTTTTTCGATCGGGCCGGCGATCGCGCGCCCGCGTTGGGCGAGGTCGCCGAGTTGCCGCAAAACGGGGGTTACATTAAGGGCCTTGAGGTCAATTTCAGACAGGATCTTTTTCATTTCGATGAACTCGGCTTCGATTGCTGGGCAGAAAGTGATGCACGGGCACAGGCGGCACTGGCTGTATCCAGATTCCAACGTCAGCCACGCATCGAGGGCTTCGTTGACCTTCTTTTCCAGGAAGCCGGCCATTACATCGAGGTCATCGACCTCGGCTTCCGTGGTCTGGTCCTCGGCCTCGCGCTGACGGATGCGGATTTTTCCGCGCTTGAGCGTCGGGTAGGCAAACTTCAGGAGCGTGGCGTAGCCGGCGAGCTGCCAGTTTTCCTCGGCGTGGTCGACCTCGCCGGGTCCGCTCTTATTGTCGTCGATGGCGAACTCCACCGCCTGCGCGTCCATGGAATACACGTCTATCTGGCCGGTGAGGATGAATCGCTCAAACTCGATCGTGAACCGCTTCTCCACAAAGATCGCGTGATCCTGCGGTATGTCGGCAGTCACGCTGGAGATGAACCACTCCACCGAGCGCAAGTCCCACTCGGCCGGCTCCCAGCCGCGCCCGAGCGCCGGCTTCTCAAGTCCATCCGGCGCGACGGCGCCGAATTCCATTACGAGCCTGCGGGCGCACTGGTGGTGAATCCAGTTGCCGCGCCACGTCATTTCATCGCCGCCAACCTCGAACTCCATGGTGGAGTCGTTGAGTTTGCGTTCGAGGGTGCGTGATCCTGGGCAGGAAAGGAGTCGGCCGAGACTGCTGCAGCGAATCGTTGGCTTTGGTGCTGTCATTCTTCGGGAGGGAGATAGAGGTTGAGGAGCCGGTCGCCTACGTCATCGAGAGTGGCGTACATCGCCTTGATCTTCTGTGCGGCTTCCGGGTGCATGGCGCTTTCGTGGGAGAGGTAGGCGATTGAATCCTGCAGGCGCTCGGCTCCGTGCTTGAGCCAAGTGCCCACGAGGATCGCCTCCTCAACTGTCAGCGGGACGGTTTTTCGGCTGGTCGTCGGCATTGTATCGCGGTTCCACGGTCCAGACCCGATCGTCATCGGCGTTGGCTGCCAGCACCCGCTTCACGAACGGGTGATCGTTCACGACGCTGTCGCGAAGCGTTGCGATGAATAGCTCCGTCCGCTCGATCGCATACTGCGCGCGGCGCGCGGCGTAGGTGGTCGGATACTTGTCGCACTCCCGGTCGATCATGAACTTCGTCGGTTCAGCGCCCGGGGTCGGGAGGAGCACGCCATCCGGCTTGGCGTGCTCGCTCTTCTCCATAACGCACGGCACGCCGCCGCGCAGTACGATATAGTAACTATAGCTGCGGCGTGACATGGTGCAGCGGGTTAGGAAGCCTGCGTGAACGACACGAGGATTTTGACTTTCGCACCGCTGGGTAGCGCGCGCTCCTCAATCACGGCGTCGATGATCGCGCCGTTCGCCGGCACTTGCTCCATTGCTCCGTCAAACAGGGCGTCGCCCATCAGTTCGCCGGTGAGTGTGACGGTGCACACGGGTCCGACCACCCCACCCGCCTTGCGCGCCTGCTTCTCGGTGACATTGGTGATCTCGCAGCGCAGGGTCTTTGCGGCCGGGATCGCAGTCTCGGTCGGTGGGACTTCGGCGGCTGGAGCCGGCGCCGCAGGAGCGGGATCGGCGGGCTTCGCCGGCTCCACGGTCTTCGCCGGTTCAGTGGCATCGACGGTCTTCTCGGCTTCCCTGCGCGCGCCGGACACGCCCTTGCTGCGGCGCTGGACGACCGGCTGCTGTTCCGGCTCGACGGCCGGCGGCGTGGGCGCGCCTTCGGGCGCGGCCTGAATCTCGATCACTTCGTCCGAGGTCTGGAAGCCCATCAGCAACTCGGGCGCGTACATGCGCGTCCACCACGTCGCCGCACGATACTGGAGCATGAGCTCGGGCATCGTCTTCCACTTCGATCCCTTCTTGTCGATCCAGCCTTCGAGGCGGGCGATCTCCATGGTGACGGTCGTGCCCTTGCAAAGGAAGCCGTCCACCCGGGCCGTCGCCTGCGCGAAGAAGCCCCATGTCTCCTTCCCCTTCTCGCCGACCTCGACGAACCGCAGCGGCGTGAACCGGCCGCACGCATTGATCGAGGCGATGTTAAACGTCGAGCGAAACGCGGGGCGACCGTAGATGATGTCAAGATTCTGCATCACCATGAGCGGCGAGGCGCCCATGCGGTTCGACATTTCCAGCGCGATGATGACGTTCGCGTCGTGGTTCTTGAACACGTCCGGCACCAGATTCGAGCTCGCGAACATTTTCGCGACACGCTGAATATGGGCGAACTTCGTGGCATCCTCGTAACCGAGGGAAAGCTGGCTCGACTGGGAGCCTGCGGAGGGGACGATCTGGGTAGTTGTATCACTCATGGCGGAAGATCAGGTGCCGGCGACGATGTGACACTCGGTCACGGCGCCCGGCGGGTTGTTGGCGGGATCCATAAAGGTATCCAGCTTTCGAATACTGTAGTAGGAATCGCCGCGAATGATGCGCGGCTGGAGAAGTTCACGGCCCGGCATCGCTGCATCGTCACGCCACGAGCGGAACGCCGAGCGCGAGATGCCGAGATAGGACGCAGCGGCTTCGACTCCGTAGAGGTAGCCGCGAAGCGCTTGCTTTCGAATACGCCTGGGAGTTTTAATATCAGCGCTCATGGTGCGGCGGGAAATGGAGTAATATGGCAGAGGAAGGACCAACCCATGCCACCAGTGCAAGAAGAAAACACCGTAGTTGACTAATCATTTTAATATGTAAAAGCGGTGAGCTATCCCGCCGCGAATGAGAAAGACTCCCTGGAAGCTATTGCACGATCATCCCCCTGCCTTGGTGCGTCTTTGCGCGCGTCGCAGGGTGCGAGGCAAGACCGTCAGGGCGCTCTCCCTTCAGGAAATCGCACTCGCCGCGGGGCTGCCGCTTGCCCGCGTGCAGGTGATTTCACAGTCCGTCGATTGGGAGGGTATCTCCATCCCTGAAGCCGAGCGGTTCGTCGCCGGCTGCGGCTTCGATCCGCTCAACGGGCAAGACCGCAACCGCCAGTCAGCCTATCGCCGCGCATGCCAGAAGACACCGAGCAAGTTCGCGTTCCTGAAACGCAGTCCGTGGTGGACCACGGAGTTCCTTCCGCTGATCGAACGCCTTCGGTCCCGCAAGGTATCCTGAAAAAAGCCGCCCCTCGACCCAGCCCATTTGACGTAAACCTACTGTGCAGGAAGGACACGAAGTTCCGCAAGCTGCAGGCGAGGGAAGCGCAGCTGGCCAACCGAAAGGTGCCGAGCCGCAGCCAAGTGAGCGCGGCGTGGGCGAAGGTGGTGAAAGCTTATTGGGACTGGGCGAACCTGGAGGTAGCGGAGCTCTACACGAAGCAGGACTTGGAGGAGGTAAGAGCGCAGATGCGGAAGCGGAAATTGTTTCTGCAGAAGACGGCGACGGCGAACCTGATTCACCGGCTCCGGCAAACCCTGGGCGGAAGGTTTCGGAAACTGGCCATTCCGACCGTCGCGCTCTCACCGATGCCCAAATCGTTCGGGCCCTCGAGCTCTGCAACTACGACTTCACCCTTGCCGGAAAAGTCCTCGGGACAACCGGCGAGCGGCTGAGGATCCGCGCCAAGAAAAGCGCCAAGCTGGCCGCGCTACTCGACCGAACACCCGGCGCGCCGCCCGCCCCGACCGATATGGTTTACCGGAAGCCGCCGGCCGAGCCGCCGGTGATCGCCGAGAACACGGCGCTTGGTGAGCAGCTGCTCAAGGTGAACCGCGAGATCCTGCGCAATGGCCTGGAGAAAGCCGGCATCCAGAAGTCGACCATTGAAAAGCTGCGCGCGTTCGACGGTTTTGCACCCAACGCTGGCGAGTTCCTGATCTCTGCTCTCGATCTGACCCACCGCTCGATGGTGTTCCTGTCCGTTCACCTCCTCGAAGAGGCCCAGCGCATCAAGACGGACTACCTCGACGACGAAACCCTCGAGCACGAATACAAGATTCAGTGGCAGAGCGCCTACAACGACATCGTTGAGCAGATCGGCAAGTGCTACGACCGCACTCTCACTGGCACGCAGGCGATGGCGAAGATGATCGGGACCGATCAGCCGGACAAAAAGAAGAAAAAGCCCGGGTTCAAAGAGCTGAAGCGGGTCGAACCTACCAAGAATGGTTAAGTTACACCCCCAAGTATTCGAAGAGCTGGGCAAAAAGCTTCGCGAGGTTGAGCCACCGCCGCCCTCAAAGAAGAAACGCGGCCGCGCAAGCGATGATGACGGCTGGTCGCCACTACTGACCCCCAAGCAGCAGGAGGCATTCGATTCGCCGGCCCGGTACATCCTGGCCGATGGCGAAAAAGGGTCGGGGAAAACGATTGGCCTGCTGCACAAGATGGTGCGCCACTGCTACGAGAACGAGAACGCTCTCGGGCTGATTCTCGTGCGCGTGAAGTCCATGGCGACCAAGGGTGGCGCGTGGGACAAGTTGATCGGGCACATTCTGCCCAGGTGGAAGGAGGGTAACATCGAGCCTCCGTTCACCGAGCGCGGCGGAAAGCTGGTCCCGAACCCCAAGGCCGGGCAGCGCATCGATGAAGGACTCGGGCTGGAGTATTCAGACGTCAAGTACGACTCCCAGCACAACGAATATATCTGGGTGGAGAACCGCCACGGCGGCTGGTCGATGATCGTTTTGGTGTCCGCGCCGCACGCGAACCAGCTGCGTGACCGGATGCGCGGCTATGAGCCATCGATCGCACTCGTCGACGAGCTCACGTCCTGCGACTCCATCGAGTACCTGCGCGCCGTCGCCATCCAGATCGGCCGCCGCGAAGGCATCGAGGGTCCTCAGCAGTATATGGCGGCCTGCAATCCTGAAGGTCCGTCCCATTGGGTGCACAAAACATGGTTCGAAGAGGCTTACGACCCGGTCGCCGACCGATGGGACCTAGATTACCACCGAATCCACGTCCCCGTCGCAGACAACCGGGTTAATCTGCCGGCCGGCTACATCGAAAACCTTGAGAAGCTCTACAAAAACGACCCAGTCGAAGCCGCACGCATGCTTCGCGGTGAGTGGATCGACCGCCCAAGCGGAGAAGCCCTGTTTCGTGACGTATTCGTGGCCGGAATTCACATTCGACCGCCCCTTCCGACCATAGAACGCATCTATCCCGAGCCAAACTTTCCCATCATCATCGGTATGGACCCCGGCTCGGTGAACAACGCCTTCATTTTCATGCAGTGGGTGCTGCATGAAGGCGCGATGCGTTGGGTGGTTTTCGACGAGATGGTCTATGTTCAGCGGCGCATTCCCTACCCGATCCTCGTGCCTGCATTTCTGCGCCGGCTCAAGTTTTGGAACGACTTCACCTTCGGTAGGAACGTCGATGGGCCACGGAAACGCTTCCCTGTGGTGTATTGCTCAGACAATTCGGCGTTCAATCAATTCCGTGCCACTGGCGGAAGCTACGATGTTCTGGATTTCGAGAAGATCGCGAACGACCGGGCAGAAGGCCGCACCCCACTACATCAGCAGCTCGGCCTGGCGCGCATGAAGGTGGTTGCGGCACCAAAGTTTCAGGGTTCGGTGCGGGCGCGTACCCGCCTGGTTATGGATCTGCTTGGCTCAGAGAACCTGATCATCTCTGCCGGGTGCCTGCATACGATCAACATGTTCAATAAGCTCGAGTCGGAGCCCCAAAAGCAGAACAGCCCATTCGATCCCGATCTTGCGATGACGCCACGGCGCTCGATCCATGTCCACCCCTACGATGCGATGTGCAACCCAATCCTTACGTCGACGATCTCGCCGCAGCTGCTCACCCCACCCCCCGAGGGATCGCAAGAACTCTTTACCATCGGCTCTTGACTCTACATTTTGTTACACAAAAAGGCGGGCAACACCTCATCACCATGGATTATCCGAAACCGCAGCGCCTCTCGATCGACCTTGAGCGAAACGAAGACCTAGCCCGGATCGTCGCCGACGTGGAGCCGGGCGAAACCCTGCGCGCCACCCTCCTCGTTGTTCACACCTCTGACAAGACCCTCGAAGTCGAGGTGCAAGAGGTCGATGCGCCCGAAGGCGTCGAGGTTGAGGACGTCGAGGAAGTCGATGATGAGGGTGAGGATGAGGTTGAGAGTGCAGGCGGCGCCTACGATTCCCCGGCGATGAAAGTGATGCGTGGAAACAAAGGCTAATTTTGGGCCAATCCTGCCCAACCGAAAATCGCGGTTCACCACGCCGGCCAGCCTGCGGATCGACCTCCACTATGCCCGCATCGGAGTCATTGCACGCTGGGACTGGGAACGATTCACGCGCCTTGCTCTCTTCCTCAATTACACGCCCGAGGAAATGGCTTCGCTCATCTGCCTCCAGCACTCGCACCTCCATGGCATCCGCGAGCGAAACATTTTCCCAGGTCCAGCGGCGCTGCTGCTGACCCTCGTCGAAGCGCAGGTGCTCAAGGGCATCTCCTACGACATCATCTCCAACCCGCTACCAAATGATTCACCGCAAAGTCCTCGAAAAGACGGGGTGCACGACGGCCCGCCTGAAGCAGATCTTCACGGCAACGGAGGGGGCCGACCTGAAAATCAGGAAGCGGTTCGAGGACCGGATCATGTCCCGAATCACGGACGGGGTGCAGGCGGGATTGAAAGGGGCGCCGATCTGGCAGGCGGTTGACATCGCATGGGACTCGACGCCCATCCAGAAGCAGACGATTCCGCTCCTGCTTTGGGCTCAAGGCAAGATCACCGATGGCGGTTTGGTTGAGCAGCTGAAAAAGTTGCAATGCGCAACGGAGTTTGTGCGCAACATCGAGGTGAAGGACTCGGAAGGGAAAGTCACAGGCAGCGAAATGAAGATCGACGTTCCGCGCCTCTACGAAATGTCGATCAACCTGATCCGATCGTACATCACCCGCCGGCTCGCGTCGCAGACTGCGCGTTTCTCAAATCTTTGGCCGTACTTCCGCTATGAGCCACGCGGCGTGGACCTAGTTTCCAAGCTGCGTGCCGATTCGCTGTCGGAGCGCATGGATGTGATGGCCAATCATTACAACTACCGGCATTTTTTCCCGCAGACGTTCCGGCATCAATTCCTCTATTCGCGGTCGGTCGTTTTCCCGCGTTGCGCATGGGACCAGGTGAAGTCCTGGCGTGCGAAAGACATCACGCAGCCAGTGGACAAGCTCGAGCTCGAGTCTTACGTCGAGCGCGAGGGGATCGACTTTACCGCGCCCCATGTGTCTCGCGTTTTCTGGGACCGATCGGCGCCGTTGGCGAACATCAACACCGACACCGGCCCGAGCTACATCGGTTATTGGGACGTGGTCCCGTACCGCTCGATCAAGTCCGGCGAGTATTGGAACTGCGACGCCATCTCCGTTGGCTCTGAACTGACCGAATTGGTCGACCGATACAGCGGGTTCTTCACGCAGTATTTCGACCCCAAAATCCTGAAGTGGCCGGATCTAACGGCCGATCCAACGTCCACGAATGACCGTCGCCGCAATGTTGGGAAGTATGCTGCGGTCGACGATGACAAGGGGTGCCTGCAGACTCAGTATTTCGAAAAGATTAACCCCAAGCACGAAAGCATCGCCGACCTCAATGTCGACGTGTGGGTGCGACTCGGCGTCGCTGGAGACAACACAGTAGTCGCAGGCGAGTTCCTGACTTCTCTCCCGGCGTGCTACGGCGGCCTTAACGAAAACGATGACCGTGAGATCAATGCGTCGATGGCGACGGAACTGATGTCGTTCCAAGACCAGCTGACCAACATTTTCAGCCAGATGCTCATGAACATCCGGGCTGGCATGCTGCAAATCTGGGCGATCGACAAGGACGCGCTGGAGCCGGAAATGATCGAGTACGTGAAAAACACGCTGAAGTCGAAAGACTACTACGTGGAACCGAAGGCGTTCTTCTACTCGGGAGAGAAGCTGCGGAATCTCGGCGTTACGAACCCGACCGACAACGGCCGCGCGTTCCTGAGCATCATCCAGGCAAACATACAGACCACAATCGCCGAGTCGATGAAGGCGGCGATGGCAGTCCTGCAGATGGCGGACAAGCTGCTAATGTTCTCGCCAAACGAATCGGCCCAGCCAAATCCCCGCGAGGTCGCAGCCCGCGAGATCACGGAAATCTCCACCTCGACCGACGCAATCAAGACGTTCGTGTCTGACGGCATCGACGAGCAGCGTGCCGCGATCAAAAGAATGTGCTACGAGTCGCTGGTCTGCGAGTCGAACGATACCATGAAGCTGCAGGTGATGGATCGCTACACCGCCGCAACGGTGCGCGAAGCTGGCTTCGAGGTGAAGGGTACGTGGCGGGATGGAGAGATCCTCCCGCTCAAGACGCCTATCTATGGACAGGTCCATAACCTTGTTTACGACTACTACTACGACTCGCGCGACGGCGGCGACCGGCCAGTGAACTCGCAGGGCGCGAACGTCATGGCGACACTGCTCGGCCAGTTCATGCAGGTCGAGTCGATCGCCAAGGCGTTCGGAAAAAAGCGCCTGTTTGAGTGGGCAAACGAGATCGCCCGCATGTCGGGGGCGCCGACCGATCTCAAGCTGGAGCTCGACGAAAACGAGCCCGAAAGCATTTCCACCGACAGCGAGCTCGCCGACCGAATCGCCAAGATAGAGGCGTTCCTTGGCGAGATTCAGAAGATGCTCTCTCCGCAGCCTGCGCAGCCCGCGCAGCCTGCGCAGCCCGCCGGCCCCCCGCCGGCCGATGGCACCGCCGCGCCCCCCGCCGCGCTCGCTGCTGCCTGATAGTTTATGTCCACCCCCGCCGACACCACCACGCCGCCGGCTTCCGCGCCGGCAGCTCCCGCAGGTAACGCAAGTCCTGCTGCCGAAGAAACCGATCCGACGCTACGGCTGCTGTTCGACGCCGCCGAGAGCGAGAAGCCAGATCCCAGCGCCAGCACCGACGTTCTCGTAGGCAAGTCGCTGATTCAGACTATTGACGAGCCGGCGGGAGAACCACCTCCTGCGCCGCCAAAGCCGGAAGACAAAAAGCCCGCAGCCGACGCGCCGCCGAAGCCGGAAGACAAGCCCATCAAGATTCGCCGCACGGCGAAGCAGGAGCCGCCTGCGCCGCCGCCCCCGCCGCCCGCACCCAAGGATGAACCGAGGCCAAAGGAGAAGTCGGAGTACGAGAAATTCGAGGAGACGTTGATCGACGAAGAGCGCGACCAGCTTGATGTCGCCCGCTTTGCCGAGTCAAAAGATCCGGGCAAGTACAAGGGATTAGCCTCAAGGACACTGACGTTTCTCAAGGCGCATCAGGAATACCTTGAAAAGAATCCCCAAGCAACGGAGCCGGACAGCGAAGCCGCCGAAAAGTATCAGGAGTGGCTCGGGAAGAACACCATCACATTGCCGCCGCGCGAAATGCGCATGCTCGAGCGCGAGATGATCGCCGAGGTGACCCGCGAGAAGGTCGCGAAAGAGACTGACTCAAAGCTCAGTGAAATCCATGATGAGAATTTCAGGCGCGACAAGGAGCCTGAGATTCGGCGCGAGGTCGATGATTTCTTCAACAAGACCGCGCAAGCCGCGATCCCACCGGAGTTCGCTGCCATGGCACGCGAGAAGGGAATTGAGGAAGCGAAGAAAGCATTTCCCACCGAGTTCCGCGTCGCCTCCGAGGTGCTGACCGAGACGGCTGGCGAAGTCGAAGAATTCCGCCGGCTCACGACCATTAACCCGCGCACCGGCCGGCCGCTCGCCGCCTACGACCCGAACAGCCCGAAGCACGCCAAGATTGTTGCCTTCATCCGTGAGCAATGCGACTGGTTCAAAAATGGCGTACCTGGCGAGAATGAAGACCAGCGCACTGCGCGCGTCCGCGCTCAGAATCAGGGAGGCAAGCAATTCCTCACGCGCGACGAGTATTACTCGATGTCGATCGACCAGCGCGGCCCGTACTGGACGTTCACGCCCGAGCAGGTAGTCGCGATGCAAACCGAAGTCGCCAAGAGGCGGATCTCAGATCGGGTGAAGCAAGAATACTCGATGCGCGAATCCGAGGGCTGGGTCCGTCGACCGGCTCAGTCGGCAGCTCCCGAGCAACGGCCGGCCGGCGCCCCGCCTGCCCCTCGTCCCTCACCCATGCCGGGCGGATCTCCTGCGCCCGAGCTACCTGATCGCACCTTCGAACTGCTCGTCGGCGGCGCGTTGTGATCCAGCGCATCCCATCGGTGATGGAGCAGGGCATCAACGCCCGCTTCATCACCCATGCCGATTGTACGACCCGAAACTACAATTCAGGGATGGCAGTGGTTGGAGGCAAGACGTACCTCGCCACACGGTACTTCAACCGTGCGGCATGGCGCTGCGACATCGTCATCAATGAGCTTAACGGAATGGAGGCGAAGCCGGTTACTCAGCTCAAGCTGCCGCGCGCGCACGGGCGCGAGTGGCACGAGGATGCCCGCCTGTTTTGGCACGCAGGGAAACTTTACTGCGCCTACACCGAGGGCCAATACTGGATGCGGCCATGGGTGGCGGTGCAGAAGCTCGCCGTGCTGCGTGAAGACTGGAGCGTAGAGCGCGTCGTCACGATCGGCTTTGGTGAGAACAGCGTCGGCCAGGAGAAAAACTGGCAGTTCTTTTCGCACAATGGGCACCTCCACTTCGTCTATTCGATCGCACCGACTCATTGCGTTGTCGCGCTCGACGACGATTACATGGTCATTGGGGCGCACCAGACTGAAAGCGGGCTCAAGCTCCCGCTGCGCGGCGGAACCCCGCCGCGCAGGTTCGGTGATTGTTACTTCACCTTCCCTCACTTCCACGTTGAGCACGAGGGCCACGCCCGCCGCTACGCATTCTCCGCGCTCACCTTCGAAGCGAAGCCACCGTTCCGAGTTGAGGGGGTGACGGAGCCGCTGATCTGGGGGAGCGAGCACGATGGCGTGATCCTTAACGCCGCGTACCCACACTGGAATCCGCTCGTCGTCTTTCCCTGCGGCGCCCTCCTCGACGGTGACACATGGATGGTCAGCGCTGGGGTGAACGACTCGTTCGATGCCCTCTTCTTCATCGACAATGACGACCTCAAATTCCTCTCCGCGTAACGACTATGGAACGGTGCATCAGCTGCGCTTCCAGCTCAGTCTGGATTGGCTCGCGCCGCACCTCGGGCCAAAGGTGCGCTTGCTTGAGCTTGGCGGCACGTCGCCATTCTCAAGCATGATAATTCCGCGCGTCGGAGGCTATCACGGAGCGCCAGAAGACCTGCGCGGCAAGATCCAGCGGGAGGGCGAGCTTTATGACCTCGTGCTTTGCATGGAGGTGATCGAGCACATCGCCGACACGGACGGCCTGCACACCGAATGGCAGGGCGACGGCGCGCGGAACATGCTGCGTGAGACATTCCGCGTGTTGAAGCCTGGTGGGCTGCTGTTCCTCACGACGCCAAACGCCGCCAGCATTACAGCGATTCATCATGCACTGCAGCTGGGGCCACCAATGATCTACCGCCCTCACGTCCGCGAGTATGCACCGTATGAGCTCGATGTGCTGGTACGCGCCGCCGGCTTCGTGATTGAGCGCCGCGAGACGATCGACACCTGGCGAAATGCTATAACTCCACGTCGCCACACTGACATAAAAAACTTCATATACCAGGCAGGATTCCCGTCAGAATTGCGCGGCGAGGACATATTCCTGCTCGCCCGCAGGCCCATTTTAGAATCAGAGAAACCCCACGATCCCATTTTAGAATCGGCGAAAGTAGGCCCATAAACGGCACTTCGCCACAAAATAGCCTAAATTCGCAGGATTCAGGCAGCGGCATGGCCCGGCGTGTTACCTGTTGAGCGCTGTAACAACAACGTTCACCACACCCATGCGAGCCTTCCTTAATTCCCGTCTGTTTGCCGCCATTGCCCTGGGCGTGGCGTTCCTTGTCGGCCTGACTACCTCCCTCAGTGCAGGCATCCAGCCTGCGCTTATGTATGCCGCCGCGACTTATCTCGCCTTTAATGGCGCGGCACTGTTTGCGAGTGCCTTCAACTTCGATCATCGCTGGTATAATCTCGCGCCTGCCTGTCTGCCGCGAGTTGTGTCCGTCTCTTCGGCTTGCGGCTGCACACTCACCGCAACCTCGATCAAGGGACTGACGCCCAATGAAATGGCGTCGCTCGCCAATAAGGAGATCGACCTTGCCCGCGTCATCCTGAATGCCGCAGAGGCGAAGGTTCTTGGCGTGCAGGAGAACGGTCTCGCGACTTTCCTGCGGTCCACGATCAAGGACATCAAGCCGAAGCTGAACACCTCGAAGATCGACGAACAGTCGATCATCCTGCCGTACATCCAGCGCACGCAGCGCTCGTACATCAACGCCAACTACTTCACGATCGAGGCTGGCGTTGCTACGACCGGCGCCGGCACTGGCGTGATCCCGGCTTCGTCCTGGGATCTTACGCTTAACCTTGGCGCCTCGTGGCTCAAGACCGACCTCGCGCAGATCGAGCGGTACTTCAAGCCGGGCAACACTCTCATCGTTCTCACTTGGGATTCCACTTCTGCAAAGAACGCGAAGACCCTTGTGTTCACCATCACCGCTGCGGTCAACGCGGATGCCGGTGGCACCGCTAAGGCGAAGGTCTCAGTCGTCCCCAACATCACGGATGTCGGCTTCCTCGCTCTAGCCAACGACGCGGCCGGTCGCGGTCGGTATCGCCCGACCTTCGGCGTCGCCCAGACCGGCGCCAACGACATCTCTGACCGTGAGTCTTGGTGCCATGAGCCCCCGGCTGACCTGAGCCGGAAGATCCTCGTCAACTGGATTCAGACCACCCGTACGAGCCGGTGCGTCGACGAGACCTACCTCCGCATCCTCGATCAGATCATGAAGGGGAAGGTCAACCCCTACCAGCAAGGCTTCGTTTGGTCCCCGCTCGCCGAGCAGAACAAGCGCAAGGCGATGCTCGAGGAGAACGACTGGATGCGCTCTGTGTTCTTCGGCCAGGCGATCAACGAGAAGCAGACGCCTGAAACCTACGACCAGCTCCCGACCATCACCGACGTAGCGGACACGAACTGCCCGCTCGAATACAAGGCCCGCGCGCTCGGGTTCTTCCAGATCCTCACGGACTGCAATCGAGTGGTTGACCTCAACGGTGGCGCGCTGGACTTGGATTACATTTTCCAGCAGCTCTACTACCTGATGCGCAATCGGCAGGCCGATGGCGACAAGATCTCCGTGATCGACTCGCTGACCGACCGCTATACCGCCGCGAAGATCTACGACGCGATGAGCCGCTACTACCGCGTACGGTACAACGTCGAGACGGTGCGCCACGCCAAGATCGGCGAGAAGATCACCCATGAGGGTACGATCATGTTCAACTACAACCTCTACGACATCCCCGAGGTTGGCATCCAGTGGGCCGTGTTCCATGATCCGTTCTTCGACGACCACCTCTCGGCCTTCCCGGCCACGGTGAGCGGCGTGAACTTCAAGGCTCGTGGCCGGAACCTCTGGTTTCTGGACTTCTCGGACATGGTCATCGGCATCGGCAAAACGATGTCGGTGCGCCGGAAAACGCCGGATGAAGCGACCAACTCGCTTTACAACTGCGTGATCACGGCGAACCACAAGGAGTTCAACCTCCGCTCGCAGAAGTGGACCGCGATGCTGGATCGCCCGCAGCGCCACCTGATCATCCACAACTTCAGCGACGCCTGCCCAACGGTCACCGCGCAAAGCGACTGCTCCGCGATCAGCTAACCCACGGTCTGAGGCCACGCCGACATGCGCTTCTTCAAGACCTCCAACGCAAGCCGCCAGTACCGCACCGGCGGCTTGCTTGTTACTTTCGAACCAGTCGAAAATGTCGGCGGAACCTGGTCCGGGCTGCTGGCGGTGGAGGTTGACTCCATCGCCAGCCAGATCGCGGCGGCCGGCTTCACGCAGATCACCGAGATCACGGAAGCTGAATACGACGATCTAAAAAAAAAGCCAGCGACGCCCAACTCCTCATTTCGCGACTCAGCGCCCCGAGCCCCAACATCCAGCCCGCAGCTAACCGTTGCGGATCGTGCGGCTCCGGTCCCTACATCCTCAAGCAGTAAATCGCCAACGCCCGCGAAGCCCACGGCCACGCTCACGACCGGAGCGATCGACGTTCCTGATGAGCTGGCTACGATGGCGCCCGCCGGCAAGCCCCGCCGCCGGTGACATGGAGAGACTTTAAGGATCTGGTGCTCTCGTTTATGCCTGTGCATAGTCGCAGGGAGGGCATTCGCGTGTTGATCAATCAGTACATTAGAGCTGCCGTAGCTGACTTGCAGTTAGTTATACCAGCCATTCAGCCTAAGACGACGAGAGTTTTGACCCCAGCACACTTTGTGGCGAGTGGCCTAGCTGCGCGCGCAAGGCTCCCGGCTGGCGTAACTATCAACGACGTTTTCTCAAGGGATTCAGATGAGCCTGCTGCGCGCATAGAGCACCGCGTTGCAGATTCTCCGTCGGAGCTATATCTAATCCTAAATGCTGTACCGCATGAAGGCATTAGATGGGTCCACTTTGATGCGCCTCTAGGTGTCCTCACTGTCGCACCAAGCCCGATAGAATCTAACTATGAGGTCGTGGTTTCCTGGCATGGTGGAGTAGGTTCGTACGATGACAGCGATGACGTACCGTTCACCGAAAGGCATGCGGAAGCAGTGTCCGAGTTTGTGCTTTCTCGGCTTGCTCGATCCGTAGAAAAAGACTTGGCCCTGTCGCAAAGTCACGAGGGAAGCTATCGCTGGCTCAAAAGACTGATCTATCTCAGGCACAAAGAGGAGGCGGTTCTCCCTGATCAAAGATGATCATCCCGCGCTTCAATTTCAACCGGCTCGTCATCGGCGACACCATCTTGCTTGCCGTTGCCGTCAAGCGCGACGGAGCTCCCCTCACCCTGACGGGCAGCACGGTGTTTTTCACTGTCAAGGATTCGGCGGATCAGTCCGACGATGATGCGTATTTGGCCTACAAGACCGGCGACGGTATCACTCAGTCGGGGTCAACCGCCGAGGTTCACGTCCCGTTCGGCGTCACTGATGAATGGCCAACCGACGTGGATTTGGTGGCAGACATCCAAGTTCTTACCGCGACCGGCGAGCTGTTTACAGCTGCGATAGGCACCCTTCGATTCCGCCAGCACGTAACCCGTCGAACCTCATGATCACCGCGATAGTCACTCTTGAGTCGCCAATTTCCGCTTCACTGAAAGTTCAGAGCGACCGCGACCTCACTCCTCCCGGCCTGTTCGCATTCGACGGCCGCCCGCTGCTCACTTTCCGCAACGCCCAAATCGCCGCCTTCGAATGAAACTCGACGCCTTCACCAACCGAGGGACTTTCGTGAATGGCGACCGACTTGTCGGTCATCGCGGAACTACGCCCGGCAGCGAGAGCTCTTGGACAAAGGAAGTCATTCTCGCGTCGATCAACTCGCTCACGAAAGTGACCTTCCCCGCGAACAGCGCCGCGTCCGGCGCGCTCGGCCAGATCGCGTACTCGAACGGCGTACTCGCCATCTTCGTCGGCGAGCCAAGCGGCCCGAACTGGGTTTTCTTAAACGTGTTCGAACGTGACTGAGCACGACCATCACTATGCCGAAATCACCTGCATGGCAGCGATCTGAAGGGAAAGACCCGAAGGGCGGCCTCAATGCCAGGGGCCGCGCAGCTTACAACCGCGCGAATCCCGGGAAGCCCGGCCTCAAGCCGCCGCAACCCGAGGGTGGGCCGCGCCGCGACTCGTTTTGCGCCCGGATGGAAGGAATGAAAAAGAAGCTCACCAGCGCAAAGACGGCGCGCGACCCGAACAGCCGCATCAACTTGTCGCTCCGTGCATGGAAATGTTAAAATGAAACTGATCTCCACACTTCTCCTCGTTGCTCTCTCTGCCGCAACCGCGCACGCCGCCGCTTGGGATCTGCGCATGATCCAGTACGACGCGAGCAACCGCTCGCGCGAGGTTGTCATCGCGCCAGCACCGAACAGCCTGCTCGGATTCAGCGGCACCAAGGGCCTAGTCAACATCACGGCGGGCGCGAACATCACGATCTCTGGGAATCAGATTTCGGCGACGGGCGGCGGCGGCGGCGGCGACGTCCCCTCAACCCGGACCATTTCGACGACGGCACCCTTGCAAGGCGGCGGCGATTTGTCGGCAAACCGAACCATCTCTCTCGCAAATACGGCAGTCACGCCTGGCGCTTACACCAACGCGAACATTACCGTGGACGCGCAAGGGCGGATCACGCTGGCGGCGAATGGAGTCGGCGGCGGCGGGATTGGTGGCAACTTCACGGCTGTCGGGAATATCCTGTCGTCGTCGGGAAACCTGACCCTCCAGAGCGCCAATGCTCAGAATATCGTCCTATCCCCAACCGGCGCATCTGAGACACGGGTTGTGGGGACGGCAAACGTAACGGGCGACCTTCTTGTGGGCGGCGCAGCCAGCTTTGCCACCGTCAACGCAACTGCGGTAAGCATCGGCAACATCACGGGCGCAACCGATGACTACATGATCCTTATCGGCAATGCCTCAACCACGCGATTCAACAAAGGTGTACTTAACGTCGGGGCAAACATGACCCGAACGAAGGTCGGGAACACCGTCACGCTGGATTCCATATCAGGTGGCGGCGGATCGGTCCCAAACGGAATGGCGCTGTTGTGGCCCACGGCGGATCTTGGCTCAGTCACCGCCGGATTCTTCGCGTCGGGCGAATACGGCACGTCCGGCCCCGACACGCTTGGCTCCCGAACTGTGGTCGTGAAGTCGTTGGGCACGGTGGTGACTCCAAGTGCAAGCCCACCCCCGGGACAAGTTTTGTCTGGCACGGTCGTCAACTTCAGTTCGGGAACGCCAAGTCTGACCAACTTCCGCTCCACCACGAATGGCACGGACCCGAGCTACACCGTCGGCACGGCGGGGAACAGTGTAACGGTCATCGCCAACACCACCATCGAAGTAGTCGCCAACAAGCAGGGATGGATTACGTCACCCGTGGGTTCGTTCGCGTACACTATCGACTCCATCCCGACGCTTTCTTCGGCTGTGCTCCAAGGGAGCGGCACGGGCATCTTGCTCGGCTGGCCTGAGAACGTCAGCTATGGCGCGGGCGGCACGGGCGGCTACGCTTTGACCGCTTCCGGCGGCGCCGTCACGGTAACTGGCGTTTCAGGCACGGGCACGAATAGCCACACGCTCACGGCTAATCGCACGATCACGAATGACGAGACGGTTACGCTCGCCTATACTCAGCCGGGCAACGGCGCGGAAGACTCGGCATTGCAGGACGTGGTGACGTTCAGTGGCTTCTCGGTCAACGTGGCAGGTGGGCCGGCTCCGGGTGGCGGCGGAACTGAATTTGTCACCGCGTCCACGCTCGGAACGGCGCGGACGGATGGCGGCAACTACTACACGGGCTTTAGGTTCACCGTTGGTAATACCAATATCAAGGTGACCGATCTGGGCAGATACACAATTACGGGCTCTACCCAGACGCACCAGATTTACCTCGCGGGCCTAACAGGAGCGTCGGTAGCGGACGCAAATATAAACACGACAGGCGTTACGTCGAACGGGTTTAAATTTGTGCCTATAACGCCGAGGACGCTGCTTGCCAATTCAACGTACTGGCTGCTGGTGCAGGAGTTCACCGGGGGTGATACGTTCTACGGTGACAACACTGCGGTCACGACGACCGGCGTAGCCTCCGTATCTAACAGTGCGTACGTCTTCCCCTTTGGCGCAACTCCTACAGTCAATGGGGGCGCAAACCTCTCTTACGGTCCCGTGACATTCAAGTATGTTTCGTCAAGCGGCTCATGGAGCTACGTTGGGGAAACTGGGTTTGACTTGGTTGATTCCAACCTAACGCCGACCAATATCGTTTGGCAGGATATAACGCTGGGAACCGGCAACGCCACGCATCTCGGAGTACATATCGCTGCGGTCAGCTTTCCCGGCACAATTCGGCTTATCCTCTATAGCAACGGTGGTACGAAATTGGTTGAAGGGCTCAGTCCCACAATCAGCACGACGGGCTGGCACAACATCCCAATCACGGCAACTGCTGTAACAGCAGGAACGTACAAGATCGCATACATTGGCACAGACAATGATGCGCTTGACGTGTCTATTCTAACGGCAAGCGGCACTTTGTATTACGGGCCTGCAACTCCATTTACCGCGCCTTCGACCCTCCCTTCTCCGGGCGGCAATACGACCAGCAGAAGGATCGGGACTCGGGTATGGGTTGAATGAGCTACTTCGCTACCAAGATGAAAATCAAATCTCTACTCTCTTTCGCGAGCCTTCTCTTCTCGGCCTCCCTCTTGATCGCTGCGCCCTATGCGCCGGGATCGCGCAAGCCACTTCCGGCGGCGTGGGTGCCAAACACGGCGGGGGGAACTGGAGTCACCGGCGGAATCCCAACGCGCACAGTAGGAGTCACGTTGTATCCAAGCGGGAATACCGACGATAGAGCGGCTGACATCTATGCGGCTGTCGCTGCTGCCGGTTCAGGTCAGGCAATCCGCCTATCAGCCGGAACGTATTACGTTTCAGGACTCAACTTAGGCACCAGCCTGAACAACAAGACGATCAAAGGTGACGGTGGAGAGTCGACTCGCATCATTCTTACAGGCCCAAGCGGATTTTCGGTGCGTGGCGCTGAATTTTACGGAGCGGAGTATTCTCCTGGCGACTACGGTAATGTTGTGAGTGGTGTCAGCCGCGGATCGACGACCGTTGTTGTGGACAACGCAGCTACATTTACCGTTGGCAGGATGATTCGGTTCACCGTCAGAAACGACAACACCCTGCCGACGATGTCGGTTCAGGGTTACGATCTGCTGAAGGGCCAAAATGTGATCTGCACCGCCGTCAATACCGCGACCAACCAAGTGACTTTTTCTCCTGCATTGTATCAGAATTACACCACCTACGTTGGCGGCACGCCTTTACAAATGAAGTGGGCGCTGACTAATCGCAACATTCCCGAAGTCAGCTACGCAGGCGTCGAAGACATTTTTATCGAAGTCGCTGCGGCTACACCCCAGAAGGTGTTTCAACTGATTGGGGCCACTAATTCCTGGCTGAAGGGAATCACGATACGGAATATCCAGAATTACGGCATCTCCATCGGAGACAGCGCCAAGGTCCAGGTTCTCGGTTGCCGACTCGATACGATGAAGGGCAACTGGATTTCGCCAAACCACGCAGGTCTGGAGATGGGCGCATGTTCTGCCATGCTCATCGAGAATAACACAATCAACCGCTGCTTTCCGGCATTCGAGATTCAGGGAAGCTACTTTTCCGGGTCGGTCGTTGCTTACAACTTCTTTTATGATTCGGGGTCGAATGAGGCTGGGTATCCCTATGTCAATTTTAACGCATCTCACGGGGCCGGAACATTTGGTAACCTTTATGAAGGAAATGTAGCCCCAGGAATCGTTTTTGACAGCTACTTTGGCGGATCGGACGCGGAAACGATATACCGCAATATGTTTCACGCCACCGGCCCCAAATCTGTAGAGGCAGCGTTTTCATTTGTTGCCGGTCGATTCAGCCGCGACCACGAATTTGTAGGCAACGTTAACGGTGACATCAGATTTGTCGGCGGGAACGATGGCGTCGCGCTCGGCAATGCCTCCGCGTTTGGCGCTGGAAACTTGGGCGAAGCGAACAACCTGGCTGGCGATCCTCAGGTTGACCTTCTGCTCACTGGCACGGTGACTCGCATCAGCGATTCGCTGGCTACGGTACTGCTCCCATCGCTCGGGCAAATGGAACTAAACCAATGGCCAATCACGATGACGTGGGAAGCGCAAACCGTTGGAGGAACTCCCGTCCTTGAGGGCCGAAGAAATTGGCTGCACGTTCTCGGGCTCAACCAGTCCACTTTGGTTGCGACAGTTGGTGATGGTCCTGGGAATAACCAGACCACCCTGATCCCTCCAACAGGCACCACCGTGCGACTGTGGACCGGCGCAAACGGCTATCGCGAACTGGATCTTGCGGTCGCCGCTACTACCCTGAGATTGGGAAACAACTATGTGTTCCACGGAGGTATTCCGTCGGCCGAGGCGCTTGGCACGACTACTCTGCCCAATTCCCTGTATCTGGCATCTGCGCCTTCTTTTCTATCGGGCTACACGTTTCCGCCATTTAACCCGACAGCCGCGACTCCGAATCGTTCGTTCTCCGCGATTCCTGCTGGTGCTTTGTGGGTCAACACGGAGCCTTCACGCATCATTTCGGCTTACGTCACGCCGCTGGGCAATCGGCTCAAGCTCACGATGAGCGAAGCGACCCCTGTTGGCGCGGGTGGCGGCGACGGGCTTTCATTTGCAAGCAACCCATCAGGCGGGGCCGTGACGCTTACATTCAACGCAGGCGAGTCCACTTCAACGGAGAAAGTTTATACGAGCAGCAGAACAATCTACGACAACGAGACTCTACCAGAACTTATCTACATGCAGCCCGGCAACGGGCTGGAAGACGCATCTGGAAACGACGTATATTCAACGTGGGGAATTCAGGTAAATAGCCTCTCGGATGCCACGACAGGCGGTGAGTGGATTTCTTCGGCGGCTGTAGCAGATGTCACGGGTGGGACTGTCACCTACGGCGCCTACAAGGCTTACCGCAGCCGCGTGACGCTTGCCACGGGGCGTTCCATTAACCGCTTTCGCATCTACACCACCGGCCATTTGTACGACGCCAACGAGCAGATCGCAGTTCACAACAGCGCCGGGGTGCTCGTAGCTCGTGGGACCGCGACCGCCTCGGCGTCGCTTACTCCCCACTACATTTACGGAAATCTGCCAGAGACTTATCTCCCGGCGGGCAACTATTGGCTTTCCATTCACCACACCAGTAACGGCGGGAGCCAAGAGCTTCAGCTACCTTACAAGACGGGAACAGGAATTGGCGTCGGGTGGTTTACGGAAAACCCTCCCTTGTGGCCTGCAACTATCACGGGAAATCTGAACCTCGCTACTACTGTGTACGACAACAACGGAGGCTTTGCGTTTGCCATTCGGGCCTTGGATGACGGAAGCGTAGTCTTCGCTCCGCAGTTCTCGCCATCTCCAGGCACCTACGCATCGGCGCAGACGGTCACGATCACGTCTGGCACGCCCCCGACCGTGACTTTTTACTACACCATCGACGGGTCCGATCCGACTCCAAGTAGCACGCTCTACACTGGGCCGGTCCTTTTGCCCGGTACTACGACCGTGCTGAAGGCTATCGGCGTGAAAGCCGGACTTGCCACGAGTTCCGTGACCAGCGGGACGTACACGATTAGCGCCCCTCCGACGGCGCCCGCCGCGCCCACCGCTCTTGTGGCAAACGCTGCGAGTTCGACGCAGATCAACCTGACATGGACCGATAACTCAAGCAACGAGACCGGCTTTCGCATTGAGCGTAAAATTGGAGCGGGGACATGGGGAGCAATAACGACCGTGGCGGTAAACGTTACGAACTACAGCAACATCGAACTCACACCCGCCACGACATACGACTACCGCGTGTACGCCGTGAATGGCGTAGGTGACTCGACGGTAAGCAACACCGCGACGGCTACAACCCCTGCGGGCGGTGGA